ATGGCGAAAGAATCAACGCTACAAGTTCGAATGGACGGAATAGTGAAAGAACGGGTGGAGGAGCTCTATCGGGGGCTTGGAACGAGCTTCGCCGAAGCAGTTCGAGTGTTTGCTGTGCAGTCGATCAACGCACAGGGATACCCATTCGCTATACATGCGTCACGCGAACAGACTGGGGGTGCGCGTGGGATTCTCCGCGCAGCTGCCGATCCCGCCAAGCGTGCCAAGGAGTCGCACGCGTTCGAGGCCGCCATGGAGGCAAAGCATGCCGGTGCTCGTTGATGCGAATGTTATCCTGAGGTACCTCCTTGACGATGTCCCCGAGCAGGCTGAGCGTGCACAGGCTGCCATTCGTGCTGGCGCATACACAGTCGACGAGGTCGTTGCTGAAGTTGTCTATGTGCTGTCTGGAGTTTACGAGCTTTCGCGGCGTGACATTGCTGAGGCATTGACGCAGCTTCTTGATGAGGTGGACGTGGACAACAGAGCGGTTGTGCTCGTCGCCTTGCGGGTATTTGCGGAAGATCGCATCGATTTTGTTGATGCGGTTCTGGTTGCGCGTTCGCGCGTTTTGGCTGAGCGTATCGTTACGTTCGATAAGAAACTCAACAAGCTCCTCGGTGTACAGTAGCTAATACTTCATTGTTTACTGCGAGAGGAACACCGATGGGCAAGTGGTTTGATCAAGCACGAGAAATCGAACGTCTTCGAGCGGAGGTTGTCCGTCAGCGCGAGGCGATTGAGCGTCTGCTTGTACAGATGAACAAAGCAGGCATGCGGCCGGAGAAGGATCCGTACGCGGTGACGACGCAGGAACGTGCTCTCGCGATGCAAGGGCGTCAGGTTGAGGCGATCAAGGCGTATAGGGTGCGCACGGGGGCCGATCTGGTGACGGCAAAGAAAGCGATCGATTCGGTTCCGTGAGTGGCCGACGAAGTTTCGGCCTGCGCAAACGAGCGCGTCTTCGAGAGTTGCTCGAGACACAGAGAAAGGCGTTCAATGCTGAAGCTGGTTTTGCGGGAGCTTTCCGCCGACGACGAAGCGGCTGCTCGCGCCGCCCACGCCCAGTTGTTGGGGGACGATTTCGAGTTTCTTTTGGGGGATTCCTCGCGTCCGTGGGTCGAGTATATGCACGAGCTTGAGGAGACGAGGCGGGGTATTAATCTTCCTGACGGTTTCGTTCCTGCAACGTTTTTTGGTGCGTTTGTGGGCGGCGAGCTCGTGGGGCGCGTGAGCGTCCGCCACGAGTTGAACGACTACCTGCTCGCCCGCGGCGGGCATATCGGCTACGCAGTGCTGCCCGCGCACCGACGTCGGGGCTATGGAACCGAGATCCTCGCCCAGGCGCTGCGCTACTGCGCAAGCGAACTCGGGCTCGATCGTGTGCTCGTGACCTTCGACGAAACGAACGCCGGCTCGCGAGCCGTGATCGAAGCGAACGGCGGCGTGCTAGAAGACGTGCGCGAGTTCGACGGCGAACGAGTGCGCAGGTACTGGATCGCGCTCGTGCAATAAAATAGGACACGCGAGGAAGGAGCCTCGCGTTCCACATCGAAAGGATCCCGCATGTCCGTACGCGTTACCGGTGAAGAGCCTCAGTTGAGCGTGGCCGCGCGATCGGCGGCTCGGAAGGCGGCAGCTGCTACTTTCGCGGAGAAGTGGGCGGGCCGCGGCTATGAGAAGGGCGATACGCACTCCTTCTGGCTCGAGTTGTTGCGCACGGTTGTGGGCTTGGAAGATACGACGACGTCGGCGAGCTTCGAGCATCGCACTAGTGCCGGCGGATTTATTGACGTGTGGGTGCCTGAAGCGAAGACGATGATCGAGCAGAAGTCGCTGGGTGTGGATCTGGATAAGCCGGAGTTGCGCCAGAACGTGATGGTGACGCCGTTCGAGCAGGTGAAGCGATATGCGGATACGCTGCCGAATTCGCAGCGCCCGGATTTCATTATCGTGTGTAATTTTGAAGAGTTCCGGATCCACGATTTGGATGTGGAGGATCCGGCGAACCATTACACGTCGTTCCGGCTGGACGAGCTTCCCGAGCAGTTTCATTTGCTGGATTTTTTGAAGGATCCGGAGCGTCGGCGAATCGAGCGCGAGGCACGGGTTTCTCTCGACGCCGGTGCGCTGATTGGTAAGGTCTACGATTTGCTGCGTGGGCAGTTTGCGGATCCGGATGAGCCGGCGAATCTTCATTCGCTCAATGTGTTGTGTGTGCGGCTGGTGTTTTGCTTGTTCGCGGAGGATGCGGGTTTATTCCCGAAGGATGCTTTCTTCCGTTATTTGGATGGCTTGCAGGCGCGTTCGGTGCGCGGTGCGCTCAAGGAGTTGTTCGTATATTTGCGGACGAAGCCCGAGAATCGCGATCCGTACGCCTCAGACGAGTTGAAGGCGTTCCCGTATGTCAATGGTGGCTTGTTCGAGGAAGTGGTGGAGGTTCCGCCGTTCACGGACGAGATTCTAGCGGTGCTTTTGAACGAGGTGAGCCGCGGGACGGATTGGTCGAAGATTTCGCCGACGATTTTTGGTGGCGTCTTCGAGTCAACCCTGAATCCTCAGACTCGCCGTAGCGGCGGTATGCATTACACGAGCCCAGAGAATATTCACCGGCTGATCGACCCGCTGTTTTTGGATGGCTTGAAGGCAGAGCTGGATGATATCCTCGCCGACGCCGGTGCGTCAGAGAGGAAGCGGAACGGCGAGTTGCGCCGTTTCCACGAGAAATTGGGCTCGCTGACCTTCTTCGAAACTTTCATGCCACGCTGGATACAAACGCGCGCGAACTACGATTTAGCCGCGTGACTGGTTCAAATAGTAAAGAGGTGATCCATGTGCCGTTGCCCCCAATAATTCGCCGGAGCGGAACACGAACGGTGACTGTTATCAGCAGCTCCTCTGGCACCGATAGTCGCGCTGACTACGAGTCGGTCGTCCTCAACGACCAAGGAATCGAAAAGGCCTACTTTGGTACCGAGACCCCGGTCTACGAAGGCGACCGCATCGAGTTTCCAGATCCACGTGGCAGGAAGTTCAGTTACAACGTTACTCGGGTGATCGTCAACGATTTATCTGGCGGCCCGTTTGCTGACATGGCCTATACCGAGGCACACCTGGACAAAAAGGATCCTCCGCGTGTGGCACCTATTCGACGCCTTACCATTGAAAACTTTCACCCTCGCGTCATTGAGTCAGCAGGAAAGCTCTTCGCAGATAGCCATTTCAGTAGAGCCGTAACTGAAGCATTCGTATCTCTTGAGGTACGAGTACGTGGTCTCTTGGGCTCTGAGAACTCCGGCACGAAGCTGATGGACGAAGCCTTTAGCGGCAAAGAACCGAAGCTCTCGGTTGCGAGTCATGAGGGGCGTTCTGGCGAAGATGAGCAAGCTGGCTTCCACGCACTATTTCGCGGTGCGATGCTGGGCATCAGAAATCCTGGAGCGCACGAGCTTGCTGCAGAGCAGGATCCTCAGGAAGCGCTCGAGTATTTAGCGCTTGCCAGCTTGCTTCACCGAAGGCTCGACGGTAACTAGGCTGCCTTGATGGCGACTACTTGGGTGCTGCCGTCGCGGAATTGAAAGGTGACATTGTCGTCGACGTCGACGGTGCCCTTATCGAGCAAAGCTACGCAGAGGTACGGGCTAAAGACCAACTGTTCAAGATCAAGGTTGGCGGTCTCCTGCCTGTAGTAGTGGTAGGCGGCCAGTCGGTTGTTCTTCTTGTGGATCTCGGCGACCACGGCAGCGTGCTCAGCTAACAGCGCCTGGTGCTGTTCGTGACTAGCGTTGAACGCCTTCTCGTAGGCTTGCTGGTCTTGAGCGACTCGCGCATTGTGGGCGATCATCGATTGGAGCTTCTTGGCCACCTCGTTGATCTGAGCGAGAAGCCCGGCGGCCTCAACCTCCAGGTCACTCGTGTCGAGGGCATCGAGAACGGCTTGGTTGACACCGGTGTCGGTCGGTGAGCCGAATCGAAGGCGAATGGCCTCTAGGAACATGTCCTTGAGTCGTTGATCGCTGATGTGCCCGGTAGCGCATTTTTCCTGGCCTACGTATTTGTGGCCGCACCGCCAGATGACCTTTTCGTACTTACTGCCCGCGTGCCAGGTTTTCGAGCCGAAGAAGTGCCCGCACTGGCTGCACTCGAAGGTCGATGAGAAGGGGCGGGTGCGATGCTGGGTTCGCTGATCTCTAGCGCCTTTAGCGATTTCGGCTTGGACGAAGTCCCACACTGCGGGGCTGATGATCGCCTCATGGCTAGCGGTGACGTAATACTGGGGCACTTCGCCTTGGTTGATGACTTGACGTTTCGTCAGGTAGTCAGCGACGTACGACTTTTGCAGGAGGGCGTCACACTTGTATTTCTCGTTGGTGAGAATCGCTCGTATGGATTGGTAATACCAGGTCTTGTTTCCTGCAGCGGTGAAGGTCTCTGGTTCATCGGTGAGGGTGCGGGCGATCGTGCCGATGGACATGCCGCCTAGGTACATGTTGTAGATCCGGCGCACGGTTTTGGCTTGCTCGGGGTTGATGACGAGGCTGCCGTCTTCGCCTTTGTCGTATCCGAGGAACCGAGAGTATGGGATGGTGACTTTGCCGTCGGCGAAGCGTTTGCGGTGTCCCCAGGTGACGTTTTCTGAGATGGAGCGGGCTTCTTCTTGGGCGAGGGAGCTCATGATGGTGATGAGGAGCTCGCCTTTGGCGTCGAAGGTCCAGATGCCTTCTTTTTCGAAGAAGACCTCCACGCCTTTGTCTTTGAGGGCTCGAACGGTGGTGAGCGAGTCGACGGTGTTGCGGGCGAACCGGGACACGCTCTTGGTGATGATCAGGTCGATCTTGCCGTCGAGCGCGTCGGTGACCATCTGCTGGAACCCGGCGCGGTGTTTGGTTGAGGTGCCGGTGATGCCTTCGTCGGTGTAGACCTTGACGAACTGCCAGCCCGCGTGGTCGCTGATGTAGCGGGTGTAGTAGTCGACTTGGGCTTCGTAGGACGTGACCTGATCGTCGTGGTCGGTGGACACGCGGGCATACCCGGCGACCCTGCGCAGGGTTGTTTGTCCAAGTGGAGCACCAGTGTGGAGCGCTCGGGTGGCGGGGATTGCTGTGACGGTGCGGGCCATTTAGCGTTCGCCTCGCTCGGCGCGCAGGCGCTCAGCTTCTGCCTTGGCCACGGCCCGGTACTTCGCCAATGCTTCTGGTGGTGTTGGTGCTTGCCGTGGGTTGTCTAACCCGAGCCTTTTGGCTTCGGCCCAGCGGGCCCGCACGAGTTCGCCCCAGGCGGCTTTTCTTGCTGGGGTCCACGAGCTCTTCTTGAGGTTTGGTCGCCACGTGTGCGAGCTGCTGGTGCCATCGGTGTAATGAAACGTGTAATGGTCTTTTCCCTGCACGTCGATGTGGTCGATACGCTCGTTGAACACCTCTTCGTCGAAGGCTGCGATGCCCAGGACTTGGGCGATGAAGCCTTTGAGTGCCGTGTCAGAGATTTCGCAGGTGCCGCATCCGGTTTTGCGGCCTTTCTTCCGTTCGGTGCAGATCCAGTGCTCGGTGGAGATCGAGTTTTGGGTTTTCGGATTTCGTACGTTGCGCACAAACGAGCAGTTGCAGGACACGCATTTGATCTTCGACGTTAACGCCACAGTTTCTATGGACCAGTTCGCCCGGGCCCCGAGTTCACGTCGGCGTGCGATCTCGGTTTGTACAGCGGTGAAGGTGTCGCGGTCGATGATCGCGGGGATCGCGTTTTCCACCAGGTATTGCGGCAACTGGCCGGTGTTGCGCACTGCTCGTCCAGGCCTGCCCTCCGGAGTGGACCAACGCCCTAACAGGAGGTCGCCGGTGTAGTGGGGGTTCTTCAGGATGTGACGGACCCATTCGCCGGGCAACTTGTTGTCAGCCAGGTGTGGAACCCTGCCGTCGGCGATGAGTTGTGCGGCCATCTTTTCGCACGAGGTCTTCTTCATGTACTGGGCGAAGATCCAGCGCACCACGGCTGCCTCTTCTTCGATGATCTGCACGTCGGTGCCGTCAGCGGAGTCGGTGTAACCGTACAGGTGGAAGCCGTTCGCTTTGCCTTCTTCGAAGCCTTTCCCGATACGCCACTTCACGTTTTGGCTGATTTGCTCTGATTCTGCCTGCGCGAAAGACGCCAGCAGGGTGAGCATGAGTTCTCCGTCAGCGCTGGTTGAGGAGATATTCTCTTTTTCGAATCGCACCTCGACCCCGAGGTCTTTCAGCTCGCGAACGGTTTCGAGCAGGTCGACGGTGTTGCGAGCGAATCGCGAGATCGACTTGGTGAGGATCAGGTCGATCGCCCCTTCCCGTGCGAGGGCCAGCATTTCTTGGAACTGGGGTCGATTTGTGGTGGTTCCAGAGATTCCAGAATCGGCGAACACTCCGGCGAACGTCCAGCCGGGAGTGTCGTGAATGAGCTGCTGGTAGTAGGAAACTTGGGTGGACAAACTCAGCGGTGTGCGCTCGGTTTCCATGCTGATGCGGGCATACGCTGCCACTTTCACAAGCGGAGAAGCACTGATCGGTCGCGGGGTGATTTGCTCCATTCTCTTCAAGGTATTTCTCCTAGTCAGACAGGGTTTCAGGTTGTATCCATACATCACTCAAACCCTCGAGATAGTCAACGAAACAGGCTCTTTGTAGGGCGGACAGCGGCGCATCTGGGGCGTCGAGGCGCTGGCAGACGGTGATGGCTTCGCGTGGGGTGAGGATGCCGCGTTCGAGAAGTTGCTTGACCTGCGTGAGCTGGTGATGAGCCGTCAGCTCGGCTGCCATGTTCATCGTGTACCGCCACGTGTGTTGAAGCGGTGCTGGATGTAGCACGGGTGGCAGCAGTACTTGCGTTTCACCTGGCTCGTGCGAGCCACAGTGACTTGTCGGTGGCAGTTCGCGCAGACCAGTTCTTCGGTGACCACTCTGCGGTGGGTGGCCCACCAGGCTCGTCGGCACGCGGTGGAGCAGAACTTCGATCCTTGCCGGAGCTCGATTGGCTTGCAGCAGTGCAAACACCACACTCCAACTGGGTCGCTGACCTGCTCAACGGCAGGATCGACGGTGATGCCGTGTCGCAGACAATAGGTCTTGACGCTGTTGGCGTTGAGATCCAGGTGCGCGGCGATACGAGAGTAGGCAACTCCTGCAGCGCGCATCATCTGGATGTGATGGCGATCAGTCTGGTTCAGAGCCATGAGCAGGCCCTCCTGGGAACGAGGCGAAAGGTGGTCGCCTATACGCCGGTTGCACCAGAGGAAACCGGACAGCAGAAACAAAGCTCCCTGCCGTGTTCGCGTCCGTGGCTGGGGTTTGCGTCTCTATTCGGATAAGGCAGCTATTCTTTGCTCAATTCACAATGCGGGCCGATCGACGTGTGAACCGTGACAGAGCAAGGGCGGGTGAAGATGACTGACGACGAGGGCGAATTCCCGGTGTTTCTCGACGACCAGTCGTACTGAACCTGTTCAGAATGCGGCTCAGATTGTGTCCCTGACCCGTTTGTTGCAGGCGAAGGTGAAGGCATCCGAATCGCGTTCATCTGCCCGAGCTGTGGAGTGCAGTCCGTCATCGACCTGTTCGAAGACCTGCGGTAAACACCAGCTCCGCAAACGCAGAAAAGGGCCCCGCCACCACCTCGATGAAGGTGATGACGGGGCCAGAGAGTGTTCTCGTGTGGGTCAACTGATGCCGAGTTTCTCGTTGACGCGCTTCTGCACAGCGGCGTAGTTGGCTCCGAGTCGGCGCTTGCGTTCCTCGCCGTTGCCGTAGTCTCCACGGATCACCGCATCAGCCAGTGCATCGATGTTGACGGAGGGCTTGGCGGGGCTTCCTCCGGCGAGCTTCTCGTTGACGCGTTTCTGCACGGCGGCGTAGTTGCTTCCCAGTCGGCGCTTGCGCTCGTCCCCGTTGCCGTACTCGCCTCGGATCACCGCGTCGGCGAGGGCGTCGATGTTGGCGGAGGGCTTGGGCGTGGGCGGTGTGGGCTTTGCCGGTGGTGTCGGGGCGGGCTTGGAGCCGCTCATGCGGTCGTACCAGTACTGGGCGCGTGCCATGTAGGCCGCATGCTGGCTTCCTGCAAGGGAGGCCGGGCATTCGGTGGAAGAGAAATGCGTGTGGCCGAACACGTTCTTGCCCCACGTGGGTCGTCCGAGCTTGTAGTAGTGGCAGATGGCCGCGACGAGGTGGGCACCATTGTCGAGGCAGGCCTCGGAGATGCGCCAGGGCTTGGAGGAGATGTCGGCGTGTTCGATACCGATGGAGGTGGTGTTGGCCTCCCAGTTGCCTGCATGCCAGGCGGTATCGCGATCCCAGACAAGCTGGCCGATCCGGCCGTTGGAGTCAACCTGGTAGTGGGCGGATGCTTGGCGGGTCTGCCACACGTCCCAGATGGACTTGATGGTGAGGTTGCCTGCGTTGTGGTGGATGATGACCTTGTTGATCTTCCGGCCGCTTCGTCCGGCGCTGTAGTGCTTGTTCATCAGCCGGTTTTCGTCGGCTTCGAGAGTGGCCCAGTTCTTCATCAGAGGTTCTCCTTTTCTGCTGGGGTGGTTTGGTTGGGGTGGTGTTCGAGGTCGGGTTTGCCTGTCACGTCACGAGTGACCAGGTCCAGGGCGCGGCGCATGTGGGCTGGTACGGGTAGCCGGAGCCGGGTGGCGTTTTCGATCAGGGAGATGCCTTCGTTGGAGAGGTAGAACACGACGGTGGCGGTGCGTAGTGCTCCGGGTGTTCCGATGACGTGCACGTCGAGCAGGTGGGCAAGTCCGATCAGGGTGAAGATGAGGATCTTGCGGGAGATGCCCCGAAACCCGATGGCTGAGGAGACGCGGCGTTCTGCGATCGCGGCGAGCACGCCGGTGATGTAGTCGAATACGACGAAGGCGATGAGCGCGTACACCAGGCCGTCGAGGCCTCCGAGGAATGCGCCGATGACGGCCCCGACCCCGGCCAGGCCGGTTTGGATCGTGGCCCAGATAGCTTTGAGCGACATAGAAAGTGGGTTCCTTCCCGTTTGTGGGCACACGACAAAAGGCCCGCACCGACGTGGTGTGGGCCTATTGGCAGTGCGGTTGGGCGTTAGAGTTCCGGGCTGGTGAGGATGTCCAGGATCGGCTCGTGCAGGTCGATCGTCCCGGTGTGTTCGGTGGGAGCGGCAGGCGGTTGATATGCAGCCGGAGTAGCCGAGACAGTGTGGCGAGATGACGGTCCGCTGTTGATGACCTCGACGATCCCTGCCTCGGCGTCACTGGTCACGGGTGTGGTGATTGGGGTGGCTGGGCTGTTCATGGGTGCTGCCGACCTCCGGCGACGGTTTCGGTGATGGCGTCGTAGAGCGCGTCGTAGGCTTCTGCTTGGCAGCCGGAGAGTTCCATGGTTGAAGAGTTAAGAAAGTCGAGGATGTCGCAAGCGTGTTGTTCATAGGTGGCTCCGGCTACTTCTACGCGCGTGTTCAGGAGTGTGTCGTGGTGGGAGTGGAACTCGGCAGCAGTGTCGGGGTCTTTGAGGGTGAACATGCCGTGAGAGTCGACTACTGGCGTGCCGTCGTCGTGGCAGGTGGCGTAGTGGGCCACTAGATCGTATTCGTCTTCAGCGAAGCGGGCGTAGGCAGCTTTGAGCAGGTGCACCAGTTTGGTGCGTGCACGGGATGCTGATGCGGCTAGCGGCATCGCCTCAAGGAGCTCCAAGGTGGGCTGGAGATGGCGTGGTGGGAGCAGAAATCGCATCTGTGGTGTCCTTTCGGTTTTCTAGTTGAGGTTGGTTGACATGGCCGATAATCCGGTGTTGTAGAAGTAGTTCCAGGTGATTCGGCCATTGCCAGCATCGTTGATGTTTTTCACCCAGCCTTGGTTCAATGAAAGAATCAGTGAGTTGACGCGGGTCATGAGGTCATTAACTCGGTCGACCAATCGGGTCATGTTGTAGAACGACCCGTTGGTAACGATCATCAGGTCGTAGGTATGGAACACCACTTTGGATAGGTTTGAGCTGCCTGCCCAGCCAGCAAACGTGCCTTTACCCGTGAGTGTGCAGTCTTGTAAGACTACGGAACGGTTTTCGCCGGTATAAAACGAGTGCCCGTGGGTGCGTAGCTCTGCACCCAAGTGAATACCTGCATGGCCGTAGAACTTTCCACGAGGATCCAAGGTGAGCATGGTGGTGTACGAATCGTCAGATTGGAGCTTTTTATACGACCAGGTGATGTAGTCACCTTGAGTATCCAGTGAGTTTGAAATCCCTCGCACATTCGTGTTGCCGGTTTTATACTGCTGGCCTGTTCTGCCGATAAACCTAGTCCCGTAATAGAAATTCATCCCACTCGAGGTGATGCTTCCTTCCAGAGTGGACCCGTTGTACCAGGAGATCTGCGTGGGGCTGATGCGGATGGAGTTCGTCCACCCCGCGAGCCCCACCTGGATGGCGTTGGTTGCCAGCTTGTCCGCCGTAATCGACCCCGCCCCGATACGCGAGGCACTGAGCACACCAGTGGTGATCTTGCCAGCGTCGAGCGCACCGATCTTCGCCGAGGTAATCGCCGCATCCGCGATCATTCCGGTTTGGATGAACCCGTTGGAGATCGTGAGCTTGTCGGAAGTGATCGACCCGGCCGCGATTCGCGCAGCCGACAGCGTGCCGGTGGTGATCTTCGAGGCCGACAACGAACCGATCTTCGCGTCCGTGATCGCCGCGTCCGCAATCATCGCCGTCTTGATGAACCCGTTGGCGATGGTGAGCTTGTCGGAAGTGATCGACCCGGCCGCGATTCGTGCAGCCGACAGGGTGCCGGTGGTGATCTTCGAGGCCGACAGGTTGGCGATCTTCACGTCGGTGATTGCGGCGTTGGCGATCATGGCCGATGTGATGAACCCGTTGGCGATGGTGAGTTTGTCACTGGTGACGGCCCCTGCCTTGATGGTGGCAGCGGTGATCGCACCGGCGGCGATCTTGTCGGTCGTGATCGCCCCATCCTCGATCAGGGTCGCACCGCTCATGGCACGCACACGGATTCCGCCGATACGAATAACCGCACCACGCTCAGTGCCGTTGGCGTGATTGAAGAAGGCAGCACCGAGGCGGATCTGTGTCGTGTCTTTGGCCATGGTGTAGCGACACGAGAACCTCGTCCACTGAGTGGGAACGAGCTGGTTGGCGATCGCGTGAACGCCGCCACCGGTGGCGTGGTCGCCGTCGTTGACCACCTCTCCAGCCGTTCCTGCGTGTGCGCCCTTCTGGTTACGCAGATCCAGATAGAACCGCGAGTCTGGTTTATCGGCTTGAAGCCACACTTCCACGGCATACACCGCGCCAGGGGTCACGGGCACGAGCCGACTCGCATCTGAGGTTAAGTGAACGGTGCCTTGTCCTGCGCTGGTTTCTAGACACGCTTCGTAGCCCGGTGGCGGGTCAGTTGTGACCCGTTGCAGGCTGGCTGGCCACCACACGGGCTCGGGTGCGATATCGCCTCCCGGGATGATGTTGTCCGGGCTCGACACCAATAGCCGGTTGGTGGTGAGCTGCTTGAAGAACGCCGCATCACCGATGATCTTCTTGACCACTGCTTCGTTCATCCGTGCGGTGCCGGTGACCAGCAGTGCGTTGACATCAACCGAGGCGATCACCTCGTGGCGGAGCTTGGTTGCCAGCCACTTGGTGCCATCCCACGACCATTGACCGATGATCACGCCGCCAGAGCGCCGCCACCACGTATCCCCAACCCGTTTGCCAGACCCGGACGGGCTAGCCGTGGACAAGGTGATGGTGTTCTTCCCGTTCGCCGAGTTCTGGATCTCGGTCGTGATTTCTGCTCGGGCTGCAGCCAGTGCCGCGCTCAGCGCCGCTTTCGCATCAGCGAGAGCCTTGTTCGCTTTGACTGCCGCGTCCTGGCTGGCTGCAGCGATCGCTTGAGCTTTCGCGGCATCAGCCTTCGTGGACGCATCACTGGCAGCAGCTTTGAGCGCGTCGGCTTTGGCCTGGTCGGCTTTCGCTTTCGCGTCCGCCTTCGCTGCCGTAATCGCTGCCTGCTGCGCCTGATCTGCCAGCTGGCGCACCTCGGCGTCGGAGGGTTTCGTTTCGGCAAGACTGTAGGCCGCATCGGCGCGCTGCTGTGCCGTGCTCGCAGCACTGGATGCTTGGGTGGCACGAGTTGCCGCGTCACGGGCGGTCTTATCGGTCACGGCCACCCACGCACTTCCATTCCACCGTTTCGGGGTGTTCGCCCCACTGGTGGTGTCGATCCACAAGGTGGTGGCTTTCTGGAACTGTTGCGCTGGCGCGCCTGCTTGGATGAGCACATCGGCTTTACCGTCCGCGATGCCTGCCGCGCGGGCGGCCTGCGTCGAGGCCTGCTGAGCCTGGCTGGCAGCGGACACAGCAGCGTTGTGTGCTTCTTGCGCATCAGCCGCGAGATCACCGACTTGCTGGTCGATACCGTCAAGGCGCGCATCCAGGGTGACGAGTTCACGAGCAGCCTGGGAGGCGATCTGATGGGTGGTCGCCAACTGGGAATCCAGTCCCGCTACCGCTGTGACAGCCTGGTCGAGTTCATCTTCGGCCTGGCCGAGCCGCTCATCAATACCAGCGGCGGCTTGTTGCACCTGCCGTGCCGTGGTTTCGGCCTGGCTGGCCGCCTCGCGTGCCTGACCGATCTCGGCTTCGGCTTCGGTGAGACGAGCACCGACAGCGGCAGCTGCCGCTTGGGCATCTTCAGCAGCGGTTTTCGCGGCCTCCACCTCAGCGCGAGCCTCAGCAAGCTCAGCACTGACCTGGGCATGGTTGAGGTCCGTGGCCAGGGCGACCCAGCCGGGCTCGCCGGTGTCGGTGAGCTGGTAGATCCAGATCTCGATGCTCTCGCCATTGTCCTTAAACCACGTGTCCCCCAGACGGGCAGCAGCGGGCTGTTTCGGCCCGTAATGGTTGGTGGATTTCCCGTCCGCTGATGCCAGCGCCACGCCAGCGAGATCAGCGGCCATCTGGGCGGCCGTCTGCGCGGTGGTGATGGTGCGGGTGATCGAGGTGAACTTCCCTGCAACCGACCCCAACTCCACCGACACGTACGCCTGTCGGAGCGGGTCGTACTCGTAGCCGACAACCCGGGCGGACAGGGACACGCCCAGGTCGGCGTGCTGGACCGTCACCGTGTCTCCCAGCAGGACGGTCTCCAGCTCGGCGAAATCGGCGTACTCGGTCGTGGACGCGAGATCAACGAACGAGACGGTGTAGCTCGCGGCAGGCGTATCGACGTGGTTGGTGGTGAACTCGGCCTTGGCGGCTTGACGCAGCAGGGCGTGTGCCTGCGGCAGGGGTACTTCGTCCTCGCGGGGGTTCTCGGCGTCGGCGATCGCTTTGATGCCCGGGTAGCGCATCACCTTGATGTGCGGGATCGCGTAGTGATCCAGGTGTGGCGAGTCGACGTAGAGCTCGGGCAGGGTGATCCCATCGAACCCGACCGGCACGATCCGGGTGACCACGCTCGTCAGATCGATGGTCGAGGTGTAGCCGGTGAGGTTCTTGCGATCCCGGATCACGACCCCGTGGTCTGCGCCGCGTGTGGCGGCGTGGTGGATGTGCCAGTTATCGCGCGTGAGCTCTCCGGCCCACCGGGAGGCGAACGTGTTGTCCGAGCCCTGGTCCATGATCGCTACGGCGAGATTCATCCGCACCACACGCGCAGAGGCCCTGGTGGCCGTATCGGAGCTGGTTGCGGTGAACCGGTGCTTCGTGGTCGCGGCACCAAGGAGCTGGTCAAGGGCCGCCTTGGGGGTTTTGTTGACCACGAAGGTGTCGGCGATGAAGTTGCCTGCCAGGTCGTAGAACAGGTGGAAGGCCGTGACCTCCAACAGTCCGTCCAGGCTCGTGGTGACCTCGTGGATACGAAACCCTTGCCGGATGGTGGTGCCGGGCACCGGTGCGGCGATGATCGCCTCGACTGCGAGCTTCGAGGCCAGTGGCCCATCGGCTGGGTAGGTGACGGTCAGCTGGTAGGCCCCGCCGAGCTCCTCAACGACCCGGGCGTTAATGAGTTCAGGGTCGAGGACACCCTCGCCGGTGGCGGTGAACGTGGTGGTAGTCGGGGCATGCACGGTGAGCATCGGTGGGGTTCCTTTCACAGACGTGCACCCGCAGCCAAAGAAACGGCTACGGGCACACTGAAGAGCAAAGAGATGGGCCGGGTCAGGGGTTTCGCCAGTTCCCGGTGATCTCGACTCTGGAGATGCCACTACCGAGACTGACCCGGTTAACCCCTGGGGTAAGGATCGGGAACGCGCCGGTTAACGCGTCGGTTTGCACCCGGCCCGCGACGTGTGCGACAAGGCGGGCCGAGTCCAGGGTGATCTGCCCTGCCGGTGACTGGACGCGGTAGGTAGTTCCATTGATCGTCAGCGTCAACGCCCCGGTGCCCTTGATCGTGATGATCGGTGCCGCATCAACCAACCCAGGATTGGTGATCTGCCCGGAGGCGGTGAGCGTGTGGGTGGTCAGCCCCGAATCGAGGTAGCTAAACGGCTCGCACACCAGGTGTGCCTCGAAGAATGCCCACGAGGACATGTCCGTGCGCAGTGGGCTGATGGAGGCGTGTTTGACCTTGTGGAAGGCCCCTGGCTGGTGGGACAGGTCAATGGTCGCCGCCCGTCCCAGCGCCAGTGTGGCCTTGTGGTAGGCCGCCAGGCCGCCTTTGATGGCGAGCGGCAACGTGATCGACGTGTCGTGCCAGCCGCCGAGGCGTGTCAGCGTCCCGGCCCTGCCCGCCACCTCGATATCGTCGGTGGCTCGCTCGGCGACCGGTAGGTCGACCGGGCCGGTGAGCCGCAGGCCCAGCGACGTTGAGGACACTGTCTTGTCGAGAGTGAAACCGTGCATTAGACACCTCCTGTGGCGAGCACCGTGTGGTGGGAGTTGATACGGGCCAGCTGGCGGTTGATGCCGGGGGCGAGTTTGCCCACCAGCGTGCCGTCGTTGAGCACGACCTTGATGTCCATGGCCTCCAGCAGTGCCCGGGCGGTCTGGTCGACGATGCCCGCCACCTCTCCTGCGCGCCCTTCCTCCTGGCCGACAGCGCTGCTCGTGGTGGTTGCAGGCGGTGGTTGCAGGTGGGTTGGGGTCAGATCGACCGGGTCCAGGCTGGTGGTGATGGGAACGTCGATACCGCTGGTGAGCTCACTCATGACCGCCAGGGTGTCGGCGGCAACATCTTGAGCTGCGTCGATGGCGCGGTTGCCGGTGTCTTCGATACCTCCGGCCAGGCCTCGGATGAGCATGTCACCGACCCACGCCATTTCCTTGGACGGCGAGTTGATGCCGAAGAAGCCGGTGATGCCGTCCCAAATGTCGGAGCACCAGCTTGTGACCCGGTCCCAGAGCCAGCCTGCCAGCGACTGGATGCCGTTCCACAAGCCTCGCACCAGGTCGCTGCCTGCAGAGGCCATCTGGCCGACCCCTTGACCGACCGCGCCCACGATCCCGGTGATGATCTGCGGGATCGCCGCCACGATGGTCGAGATGATCTGCGGCAGGTTCGTGATCAACGCGGTCAGCAGCTCAACGCCTGCCATGACCAGTTGCGGGATCGCCCCACCGATCGCCGAGACGATCGCTGCGATGATCTGCGGCAGCGCGGCCACGATCGTGCTGATGATCTGCGGCAGCGCCCCAATGAGCGCGGTGAGTAGTTTGACGCCAGCCTCGATGAGCTGCGGCAGTGCCGACAGCAGCGTGGTGATGATGCCGGTGATGATTTGTGGCAGCACCGTCACGATCGCGGTGATGATCTCCGGGAGCGCTTCGACCAGGGAGGTCAGCAACGCGATACCGGTCTCGATGATCTGCGGGATCGCGCCGATGAGGAACTCCACGATCGCGGTGATGATCTGCGGCAGTGCCTCAATGAGCACCGGGATCGCTTCCAGCAGGCCCTGGGCGAGCCCGAGGATGAGCTGTAACGCCGCCTCAAGGATCATCGGCAGCGCATCGACTAGGCCTTGGACCAGGGCGACGATCATCTCCACGGCCGCCGGGATGAGCTCCGGGAGTGCCTCACCGATCCCGGTGACCAAGGTGGTGATGATCTGCAGGGCTGCTTCCAACAGCGACGGCAGCGCCTCGATGATCGCCTCCACTAGTGCGACGATGAGCATCACCGCCGTCTCGGCAACCGACGGCAACACCTCGATGATGCCTTCCAGCAGCGCGGTCAGGATCGACATTCCTGTCTCGACCACCATCGGCAGCTGCTCTGCGATGAACGCGAGTGCTTCTTGCAGGATCTCTCCGAGCTTGTCGATCAACGCCGGGGCTCCGCCTTGCTCGAAGGCTGCCGTGAGCTCATCGATCCACCCGTTGACCATCGGCATGACCGTGCCAGCCAGCGCGTCGGTCAATCCTTGGGCGAGCAGGCCCTTGAGGTTGTCGATGCCGTCGCGCATGGTAGAGAGCTGGCCGGTGAAGGTTTTCGACTGAGCTTCCATCGCCCCGTGGAAACGGCCGCCTTCTTCCGTTGCCGAAGCGAACGCGTCAGCGACCATATCGGCACTGATCGCGCCCTTGGCCATCTCCTCTTTCAGCTCGCCGATGGACTTGCCCGTCTTGCGGGAGATCTCCTCCAGCGGGTTGAACCCGGCGTTGATCATCTGGTTGAGGTCCTGGCCGGTCAGCTTGCCCGTCGAGGACATCTGCGCGAACGCCAAGGTCAGTGACTCCATCTTCTGCGCGTCACCTTGGGAGATGTCACCGAGCTGGCCTAGTCTGCGGGTAGCTTCGTCAGCGCTGATACCGAACGCCATCAGCGTTTGGGTGTTCTTCGCCAAATCCTCCATGCCGAACGGGGTCTTCGCGGCCTGGATCTTCAGGTCGTTGACCAGCTGTTGGGCTTTGGCCTGATCGCCGAGCATCGTGGTGAAGCTGGTGGTGTACTGCTCCATGCGGGCGTTGTACTCCACCCCGTCCTTCAACGCATCGGCCATACCCCGGCCGATGCTCGCGATCGCCTTGCCGATGCCCTTGACTCCAGCGACGATCGCCTCGGCGGCCAGGTTCGCTTTGAGCACGTCCCCGAAGATCCGGGTCTTATCCCCGGTGTCGTCCATCTCGTCGCCGAGATCATCGACCGCGTCCTCTAAGCGTCCGGCGTCCTTGGCCGCGTCTTTGGCATCATCGCCTGCCCCGTCGGCCTCGTCACCGAACTCGCCGAGCGCATCATTGTTGGCCTTGAGTTCTTTTTCCAGCTCGTTGAGCTCGGCTCCGGCGTTGTTGAGCTGGATCTGCCAGTTCTTCGTGCGCGAATCGTTCTCCCCGAACGATGCGGCCGAGTTCTCCAGCGCGGCCTTGAGTGTTTCGATCTTGGCCTTTTGGGTCTCGATCTCTTTGGTCAGCACCTGGTTGCGGGATGCCAACGCTTGGGTGGACTGATCGTTCTTGTCGAACTGGGAGGCCACCAGTTTCATCTCCGAGCCGAGCACCCGCATTTCACGGTTGATGTCGGTGATGGCCCGCTTGAACTCGCGTTCACCTTCCAGACCGATCTTGAGACCAAACGATGAGTCAGCCATGAGGATTCACCTGCCTGTCAGTGGGGTTAGATGCCGGTAGGGATGATGTCGTCGATGAACCACACCCGTGCTGGTTTCGCTCGTCCTGTCTCGATCCGCCAGCAGTCCACCAGGTCAAGGAGCTCACCAAAGACCATCAGGCCCACCTCGTCTCGTCTCAGGCCGAGGTGGGCTAAACCGATGTAGGTCAGGCGGGTGAACACTGCCCGGTCGGATTCGACTATCCGTCCGCTGCCGGGCTCGCTTTTGGGACTGGCTCGGTGAGGATGTCGCGGCGGGTGCCTCGCTGCAGTGCCTCAGCGATCGCACCCCGGTAGTCGGCGATATCGGCAGGAACCGTCAGCAGCTCCACCTCGTCCTCGGTCAACTGCGGGCGCGGGTTGTCGCGGTGGGTGAGGTTGTGGATCTGCACTGACTGGTTGGCCAGCAGTGTGATCAGCCAGATCACCTCGGTCAGCGTCTGGCCGAGGTCCTCGGAGGTCTCCAACGCGGTGCCGAGCTTGTCCAGCCCGCCGTAGCGCTCGGCGATCAGCCGGGTGGCCTTGGTGGTGAGCACCAGCTCGTACTCGCTCCCACCAATCGTCACGGTCGCACTGCGAGCGGTGTCACGCGATGTTGTGTCAGTCATGGGGGTGCTCCTTTACTTGCCGGGGCTGGTGGCGGCGGGCTCGTAGACGGACTGGTACCAGCCGGTGATGATCTCGGCCTTGACCTTGGGGTCGCCTTCGGTGGCTTCGGCTTTCCACGGGTGGCGACCCTTCGCGTCGGGCTTGTTGCGGCGCAGGATCGTGCCCTCAATGCTTGGGGTGGAGAACGTGATCGAGTCGGCCTTGGTGGCAAGCGTGGTGCTTGGCAGGGCGAACTTGACGCGGTAGAGCCAGAAGTACTGGAAGGTGCCGTTGGAGCGGGCGGCACGGAACCCGATCGCTACCGGTGTGCCGCCGTCTTCCGAGGACGAGATGAGCACCCCGTTGGCATCCAGGGTGGCACCGGTCAGTGCTGCTGCGGCTTCTGCTCCCAGGTCGTCCACGCCGAGGGTGAGCGTGCCGGATTTGAATTCCTTGACGATCTCGCTGGGCCCGTCGTCGGCGTAGAGGATCGCCTCGGCGACTTCGACGGAGAGTTCCGCCGAGATCGCTTTGGCCAGTGGTTTCGGGCTGGCGTAGGTTTCCTCGCCGGTGGTGGGGTTTTCGGTGATCGTGGCGTAGTAGAGCTTGTCAAGACCAATCGTGGCCATGGGTGATTCGTCCTTTCGTTAAAACGGGTGGTGGCAGCTGATATCGAAGCTGTAGTGGTGGTAGCCGGTATCGTCCTCGAAGTCGATGTAGCGTCTGGCGGTGACCACCAGCCCCGCGTCGACGAGTGCGTGGGTGAGCGTGTCGCGCCAGGTGAGGTAGTTGCCAGTTGTGAATAGGCCGAGGCGGACTTCTTCGACTTCGACGCTCGGGGTGTTGTCGGCGAACACCTCCAGCGTGTCGGCGATCGGGGTGGCCACCAGATAGGTATCCGGTGCGGGCGAGGCGGTGAACAGGCTCACCGCGATCGGCAGATCAAGTCGGTCAGCGATCGTGGTGAGGGTTTCCAAAAGCTGGATGGTCATGGTGTGATCCCGTCGAGCTTGGCTTTAAGCACGGTTTTCATCGCCTCCACCGCACTCCGCCGGGTCTGGGAGCGTGTCGGTGCCAGAAACGGGCGTGCGTGCTGGTTGCTCCTGCCGTGCTCTAACACGTTGGCGATGAGCGCGTTCGACTTGCCATCGCGGCGGTTCTCGGCGAAACCGACTTTGACGTTGTGGTCGCCTCGTGAGTTGACCTTCACGCTGGTGACACCCAGGGCTCCGATGAGCTGGCCGGTTGAGCGGGACGGCATTGTGGTTGCCCGGCCGATCGCGGCGGCGAGGTTGGCTCGCATGCGTGGTTCGACCACGTTCGCGCCAGCTGTCAGCACTTCGTCGGCTGCAGTGTCTAGCAGGCGTGAGGTGGCCTCGAGTGCGTCGATGTACTTATTGGGTAGTCGGATCTGGACGCGCGCCATGATGGGCTCCTTCCGGTTGCAGACGGTGGGCAAGGATCTCGATGTAGCCGCCGATGGGCTCGACGGTGTCGATGACGTAGCGGCCATCGCAAGCGGCGATGTGCATGACCTCCGAGACGGTGACCCCGGGGATGGCGCGGATACGGAACAAGACGGTGGCCTGCGTGTAGGCCGCGCGGTTGACCCACGCTGAGCTGGCGTGCCGGATCTCCCGGTAGGCGCGCACCGAGGCAACCACCTGCTCGCTGCTGCCCGTAAAACCCGCAGCATCCCTGCGGGCCACGGGGGTGATGAGGTCGATGGTTTCTCGCATACTGCCAATGCCCGCCATGGGTTACACCTTCCATTCGCGCTCAAGGCGCAGCAGCGTGTTCACCGCGCCCCACATGGCCTTGGCGGCATCGGGTTTGTCGGACCAGAACCCGGCCGTGGACCCGTCACGCGACTCGTAGAAGTGACTGGCGAGCATCACGATCGCCTGCCGGGTCGACCCTGGCATCTCGTGGGCCTCGTAGTAGTCCTCGGGGAGGTGCTGGAAGCTGCAAGCATAGGAGGTGGCAGCGGCCACCAGGTTGGCGATGAGCTCGTCGTCGGCGTCGTGGGCGAGGATGAGGTTGGCTTTGACCTGGTCGATGAGCCGGTGGTTCATGGCTGCCACCTCCTATTCGTTGCGTGGGGTTTAGGCTCCGGCCTTCTGGGTGAGGATCTTGACGGCCTCGGGCAGGACGAGCTTTCCGTCCAGTCGCTGGGAGGCGAGGAAACCGACCTGTCCGGAGGTGGCGAACAGTTCGTTCAGGCGCTTGAACGAGCGTCCCTGCCGGTCAGCGATCCAGTAGTAGGACAGGTCACCGAACGCCACGGTCTTCGCGCCCGCCTTGATCTCGGGTGCGAATGTGGAGGTGTGCACCGGCTTGCCCAGGATCATGTCCGGGGCACCCGCCGTGAGTGCTGGCTGCCACAGGTACTGGCCCTGGTTGTCCTTGAGCTTGCGCACGGTCTTGACGGTGGCGTCGTTCATCAGCCACACCGCCCTGGCTCGATACGGGGCGCGCAGGCTGTAGTGCAGGTCGATGAGCTCATCGGCGGTGATGTCGGCGGCCTTCGCGGTGGTCACATCCGAGACGCCACCACCGGTGGGATCGAAAATGCCGGTCGGCTTGCCCTTGCCATCACCGACCAGGAAGGCCTCCTCTTCAGCAGCGCCGATGCGGCGAGCGAACTCGGCGGCGAGGTAAGCCTCGACGTCGAAGACCGAATCGCCGAGCAGTTCCTCGCTGATCTTGAGGAACGTGCCGAGCTTGAACGCCGAGAGCGTGATCTGGGAGAAGGTCTCGTCGGATTCGGTGTAGGGCTTGCCCTCATCGAGCCACCCGGCGCTGCCGTGGGTAGACACGACCGGGATCTTGCGGTCCCCGCTGGTGGTCTGGATGACGTTGGCAAGGCCGCGCATGATGTTCTGGTCGGCCAAGGACTGCACGAGGGTGTGCTCGAACTCGTCCGGAACCAGGTAGCCGCCCTCGGAATCGACCCCCTCGGACAGGGCGTTGCGCACCTCCATCGGGGAGGCATTCAGGCGCATCGCATCCCAGAAGGCGCGCTTGTAGGAGGCGGTGGCGCGGCCTACCTTGGGTTCGGTCTCCTCGCCGGTCTGGCCGGGCATCGAGGTCAGCGGCGCATTCGTGGCCCGTGCCAGATCAGCGTCCAGGCGCTGGGCGCGCTCGGCGCGAGCAATCTCGTTGGTGAGCTTGTCGATATCGGCTTCCATGCGGGCGTAGGTCTGGTCGTCCTCGGCGGACAGGCAGCCGGTGGTGGTGTCGCGGCGCTCGTCGAGGAAGGCCTTGGCCTTCTCCCAGGTCTCGGCGCGGCGGGTACGCAGGTCAGAAATCGTCATCGTGGACATGGATAAGGTCTCCTTGCTTGTTAGTGGGTGTGGCTGATCAGGGCGGCGTACAGGTCCACCACTTTTCGACCCGCAGGCCGCGTGGGCTCTGTGGTCGGTGGCGGGATGGTCGGTGGCGTGCCGGTCAGGTGTGCGACAAGGCGCTGCTCGGCGGGCTTGCGGGCAAAACACACCCCGCTGGCGGTATCTGCGAGCGGCACGGGGTTTCGTGACGTCGACGGCCACGGTGCCAGCTTCTCCGGCGCCTCGTCCTCGTCATCGTCGTCCGGGTCGGGTGGGGTGCGGCTGCCGGTGAGGTAGTCGTCGGCAAAGCCCATGCTGATGGCGGCTCGCGCGTCCATCCAGGTCTCTTGATCCATGAGCCGTGCGAGCTTGGCGCGGCTCATCCCGGTTTTCAGCTCGTAGGCGTTGATGATGGACTCTTTGACCGCTGCGAGCATGTCGATGGCCCGTCCCAGCTCGTCGGCGTCACCGACGGCGAGGGTGGCCGGGTTGTGGATCATGAGCATCGAGACCGGGCTCATCGCCACGACCTCACCTGCCATGGCGATCACGCTGGCGGCACTGGCGGCGATCCCGTCGATGCACACCTTCACGTGTCCGGGATAGTCGATGAGCATGTTGTAGATCTGGGCTGCCGCGACGACGTCGCCGCCGGGGCTGTTGATCCACACCGTCACATCACCGGACCCTGCCGCCAGCTCGGAGGCGAACAGGGCCGGGGTGATGTCGTCGTCAAACCATGACTCCTCAGCGATTACCCCGTTGATACGCAAAACCCGGCTGGTATCACTACCTGCCGGGCTATCAATGTCGGGAGCGGGTGGCTCCCAGTTCCAGAACCGTCTCACCGGCTCCTCCTTTCAACTCGTTGTTCCACCGGCGGCTGCTCCGCTCCAGGCGCTTCGTCCTGCTGCGCTTGCTGGGCGGTGGCGTAGGCCCCGGCCATGGATAGCGGCAGCATGTTGCCGTTGACCAGGTACAAGTCGCCGCCATCAGCAGGGCTGATGCGGTCGAGGTTTTCCAGGGCGCGGATGTCGTTGGCGCTCATCCACCCGTTCTGCCTGGCCACGGCGTAGCCGTTCATGCGCGAGACGTAGTCGCCGCGCAGCAGGCCCTCGAGGTTGAACTTCACGAACACGCTCGGCTTCTCGCGCGGGCTAAGCAGCGTCTTGGTCAGGGCTTGTTCCCAGCGGATGACCCACGGGTCGAGCGTGTATTTCACGAACTCCAACGACTGCTGCTCGATGTTGGAGAAGCTCGATTTTTCCAGGTCGCCCACCATGTGCGGGGGGATGCGGAAGATCCGGGCGATCTCGTTGATCTGGAACTTGCGGGTCTCCAAGAACTGCGCCTGCTCCGGGCTAACGGAGATGGGCGTGTACTTCATGCCTTCTTCGAGTACCGCGACCTTGTTGGCGTTGCGGGCCCCGCCGAAGGTTTGCTGCCAGGACTCGCGCACCCGCGAGGGGTCTTTGATCGTGCCTGGATGCTCCAGCACCCCGCCGGGGGCGGCCCCGTTGGCGAAGAACGATGCCCCGTAGTCTTCGGTGGCCATGGCCATGCCGATCGCGTTTTTCGCCATCGCAATCGGGCTATAGCCCACCAGCCCATCAAACCCGAGCCCTGGGATGTGCAGCACGTCAGCAGGCGACAGCCGGATGCGTGTCCACTGGCCGACTGGTTCGTCGCTGGTGGTCTGGTACTCGTAGTAGAGCCTGCCCGCCTCATCGCGCCCCACACTCATCCGGTTGGGCATGAGCGGATACAGGCCGATGACCTCGTCGAGGCCGTTGTGGATGACCTGTGCGTAGGCGTTGCCCCACAGCAGCAGATGCGTCATGAGGGTCTCGCGGAAGACGAAGCTGGTCATCTCCGGGTTGGGCTCATCGTGCAGCAGCCGGTAGAGCGTGTGGTCGGTGGCCTTGACCTTCGACCCGTCCTTCTCGGTGCGGTAGACGTGCAGGGGCAGGCCCGCGATCGCCTCCGCCAGGATCCGCACGCACGAATACACCGCAGTCATCTGCATCGCGCTTCGTTCGGTGACTGTGCGCCCGGAGCTGGTGGGCCCGAACAGGAAGCTGTAGCTCGAAGACAGTTGGTGGTTCGACACCTGCCGGGCATTGGTGCCGCGTAGCCAGTCGAAAAGTCCCACAGGGGCCTCCTTTTTCGTTGTCGTGAGCGTTAGAGGACGAGCAGCCCGCGCGAGTCGTACACCGACGTGCCTGTATCACTACTGCCGCCTCGGATGGCGCGGTCCAGCGCCATGATGGTGGCGACGACCCCGTCGATCTTTTCGGTGGACTTTTGTTTGTCGGGTTTGATGTTTCCTGCCGGGTCGGTGCGTACGTGAATGTTGTCGACCATCCAGGCCAGCACCGGGTGGCCGCCGTGGGCGAGGCGGCCTTCGAGTGCGAGCTTCATCAGCTCCTTGCTCGGTGGGCTCATGTCTTTAAAGCCCTGCCCGAACGGGACGACGGTGAAACCGGCATCGTCGAGGTTTTGGCTCATTTGGACTGCGCCCCACCGGTCGAAGGCGATCTCGCGAATATCGAAGCGCGTGCCGAGCTGCTCGATGAGGCGCTCGATGTGGGCGTAGTGGACAACGTTTCCCTCCGTGGTCTCCAGAAAGCCTTGGGCGTGCCACAGGTCGTAGGGCACGTGATCACGCGCCACCCGAAGCGAAAGGTTGTCCTCCGGAATCCAAAACCACGGGACGATCCGGTACTTCTCGTCATCCCCGTAGGGCGGGAACACCAGCACGAACGCGGTGATATCCGTCGTGGAGGCCAAGTCCAGGCCGCCGTAGCAAGGTCTGCCCTCCAGCTCTGCCAGGTCCACTGGGTCTGCGCAGGCGTCCCAGATGTGCATGGGCATCCACCGCACGGATTGTTTCACCCACTGGTTAAGGCGCAGCTGGCGAAACGAGTTCTCCTCGGCGGGGTTCTGGCGAGCCGAGTTGCACGCGGCGCGCACCTTCTCCACCGGCACCGTGACCCCAAGCGAAGGGTTGGCCTTGTGCCAGACATCTTCGCTCGTCCAGTCATCATCCAGGTCTGCGCCGTAGATCACTGGGTAGAAGGTGGGGTCGTGTTTCTTGCCCGCCAGGATGTCGCGCGCTTTTTGGTGCTGCTCGTAGCAGATGCTGTGGGTGTCGGTGCCTGCGGTGGTGATGAGGAAGTACAGCGGCTGGGTGCGCGCATCACCCGAGCCCTTGGTCATCACGTCGAACAGGGCCCGGTTGGGTTGAGTGTGCAGCTCGTCAAAGACGACACCGGAGATGTTGAACCCGTGCTTGGAGTACGCCTCAGCCGAGAGCACCTGGTAGAAGCTGTTGGTCGGCTTGTAGATGATGCGCTTTTGGGAGGACAGGATCTTCACCCGCTTCGACAGGGCTGGTGATTGGCGGATCATGTCGGCGGCGACTTCGAAGACGATGCTGGCTTGCTGCCGGTCGGCCGCGCACCCGTAGACCTCGGCGGCTTGCTCCCCGTCCCCGCACGTCAGCAGCAGCGCAATCGCGGCGGCCAGCTCGGACTTGCCCTGCTTCTTGGGGATCTCCACATAGGCGGTGGTGAACTGGCGGTAGCCATCGGGCTTGATGGTGCCGAACAGGTCGCGCACGATCTGTTCTTGCCAGCCCAGCAGTGTGAAGGATGTGCCTGCCCAGCGGCCTTTCGTATGGCGCAGCGCCTGAATGAATGCGACAGCGAAGTCGGCTTTGCGCTGGTCGTAGGTGGAGCCGTCGGCCATGAACCTGGTCGGCTGATACGTGCTCGTCATCGTGGCGGCAGCTCCTTCCTCGGGGCATAAGAAAAGCCCCAACCGTGTGGGGCGAAACGGATCGCGTCGGGCCTGGCCCGTCTGCGTGGTCGGGGCGGCGCGAGGGGGTTAGCAGTAGGTGTGGCGGAAGTTGGCGACCACCTGGTCGGTGTCGAAACCGCCGTAGCGCCAATCGGACAGGCCGCGCTGCCTGGCAAGGGCGATGATCTGGTCGGCTTTGGTGTAGTGCCAGCCGATGCGGCTGAGAGTGTGGACGGGGATCTTTTCGGCCCCGACCTCTTCGGCGAGCTCGTCGAGGACGCTGAAGGGGATCTCGGCGGCAGCCTGGATGTCACCGTGGGCCACCGCGTCGGCGGGGATCTCCAGGTGGTTGGTGATCAGCTCTCTGGTGGCGTCCATCGCGTGTCCTCCTTGGCCTTGGTGGGGTGTGGGTTAGATCTGGGTCAGGGCCCAGGCGATGGCGTGCCCGGCGTCTTCGAAAAGGTGGTCGGCCTCGGCGATGAGCTCCAGGGCGCATTCGCTGCGGCCGCGTGCGTCGGGGCCGAATCCGTCGATTGGGGCTTCGGTGAGGCGGTAGACCTGGGCGCTGTTGCCGTAGCCGTCTTTCTTGGTCCAGGTCGCGAAGGTGGCCAGCGTGTAGTCGCCGTGTGCGAGGATCGCCCCGTAGGAGTCGGCGCGCATCTGCAGGGCTTCGGTGGTGAGCTTCTCGGTGGTGTTCATGGCTGTTGTCCTTTCCTGAGGGGCTGTTCTTTTGTCATGTACATACAGCCATAGGTGCGGGCGCTTATCCAGTCATATTTGCCCAGATCAGTCACTATTTTTTGGGATCTACAGCACTTGAGGAAACCGTGGAGAAACAAGGCTTTTAACGAGGGGAAACCCCGCTCGTGGCAGGGTTTCCGGGTGCCAGCAGGTCAGGCGTTGCGGGTGATGCGTCAGTTCTCTTTCCTGCTTGCTGGGGTGCGCCAGGCGGCGTCGCCTTCCAGGCCTGCCAGCAGGATGCGGCGTGCCTGCTTGTGTTCGGGGCCGATGAAGCCCAGGGAGAGCAGGAAGCAGCGCATCGTGTACTTGTCATTGCCCGGTGCAGGCGGCGTGGCCCGGATTCGGGTTGCCTCCTGGGCGCGCTGGCAGAGCCGGGTAATAAGCGGGATCACCGCCTCGCGTGCCGTCTCCGGGGAGACCGACGCACACCACGGGAACGAGACTGTCTCGTCATCGTTGAACTCGACGGGTGTGGCCGGGATGCCCAGAGCCTTGGCGATCAGGGGCCCTTTGGCTGCCAGGAGCGCTTCGAGGTTGGCGCGCGTGCGCTCACTCCACCCGGTGGTGGGCATCGTGACCGTCAACGCCACCTCGCCCGGGTCGGCGGTTTCAAAGCCCGCCTTGTGGGCAGTCTCGAGCACGGCCTGCGCCTCGATGCCATCTGGCAGGTAGAGGGTCCAGTTGCAATCCAGTGTGGCGTCTGCGATCTGGTAGGCAAACGAGGGCGTGCCCAGATAGGTGGCCTCGGTGCCAAGGTGATCGGCGAGAAGCTGGGCGAGCTTTTTCCTGCCCGTTTTGTGCGGGGTGAAGGCGAGGATGCTCATGCCATGACCTCCTGCTCGAACCAGGCGGCCACCATGGAGAGGAAACGCTTCGGGTCGTGCTCGATCACGCGCACCACCAGCTGGTAGCCGCGTGCTGTGGCAACCCGCAGGGTTTCCTCGGGGTCGTAGACGTTGACTCCGGCTGCGATGAGCTCGCTGATTTCGATGTGTAATTCACTCATGACCAGTCCTTTTCGCTCGGTTCCCCGGGTGTGGGGGTGTTTGGTCATGTACATACAGCCATACGTTTTTCGGCTTATCCAGTCGTTTTTGCCCTCATCAACGGCTCATTTTCACGCCCCTGTTTTCCCTGTATATTGCGGGGTTTTATTCGCGGTCGCGGTCGACCTGTTTGACCAGATCCAGATACGTGTACTGGGTGTTGCCTCGCTGGCAGGTGATCCCGGCCGCGTCCCCGGTCGCCTCGGCGTAGCGGCGCAGGATCACCGAGGCGTACTTCTCGTCCAGCTCCATGAGGTAGGCGATGCGGTCGGTCTGCTCGGCGGCCATCAGGGTCGAACCGCTGCCAGCGAAGGTGTCGAGGATGATTGCGTTGGCTTGGGTGGAGTTGCGGATCGGATAGGCCAGCAGGTCCAGCGGCTTGCTCGTCGGGTGGTCGGAGTTCTTACGCGGCTTGGCGAAGTTCCAGATCGTGGTCTGTTTCCGGTCAGCGAACCACTTGTGCTTGGCACCCTGCTTCCACCCGTAGAGCACCGGTTCGTGCTGCCACTGGTACGGCGAGCGTCCCAGCACGAGGGAGTCTTTGACCCAGATGCAGCAGCCGGAGAGTTTGAACCCGGCGTCGATGAACGCTTTGCGGAAGTTCAGCCCTTCGGTGTCGGCGTGGAACACATACGCAGACCCGCCCTTGTCGAGAACGCCCGCCATGTTGGTAAACGCGGCGAGCAGGAACTCGTAGAACGAGTCGGCCTTCATCGCATCGTTTTTGATCGTGAGCCCGTCGGAGGACTCGAAGGCGACGTTGTAGGGCGGGTCGGTGAGCACCAGGTTCGCGCTCTTGCCGTCCATGAGCATCGCGACATCGTCTGCGTTGGTGGCATCCCCGCAGACCAGCCGGTGCCTGCCGACGGTCCAGATGTCCCCGCGCTGGACGAAGGAGGCGGCCTCGAGCGCGGCGGTGAGATCGAAGCCATCACCGGTGACCTCGTCATCGTCAAGGGAGCCAATCATCTGGGCGATTTCATCGTCATCGAAGCCGGTGAGCTCGGCATCAAAGTCAGCTGCGTCCAGGTCAGCGATGAGCAGGGCCAGCTTGGACTCGTCCCAGTCGCCGCTGATCTTGTTCAGTGCGACGTTGAGCGCCTTCTCGCGGGTCTCGTCGAGTTCGACGACCACGCAGTCAACATCGGTGTGGCCGAGGTCAGCGAGCACTTTCAGGCGCTGGTGGCCGCCGACGATGTGGCCGGTGGTGTGGTTGTAGATCACCGGCTCGACATAGCCGAACTCAGTGAGGCTGCGCTTGAGTTTTTCGTAGTCCGTGTCGCCGGGCTGGAGGTCCTTACGCGGGTTGTAGTCGGCGGGCTTGAGCTCACTGATGGGTAGCTGCTTGATGAGCACGATTCTTCACCTCCGTCTTGAGCTTGTCGGTAAACGGCAGCGTCCATTCCCACTCGCTCAGGCCATTGCCCATGTGCCCGTAGGTGGAAAGCTTCGCGTAGATGGGGGCTCGAAGGCCGAGTCGTTCGATGATCGCGGCCGGGCGCAGCGGGAAGATCGCCTCGGCGGCGTCGGTGAGCAGCCAGTCCGGGTGCTGACCGGTGCCGAAGGTGTCGATGTGGAATGCGACCGGGTCGGCCTTACCAATCGCATAGGAGATAGCGACGTGGCATTCTTCGGCCAGGCGCGCATCCACGACAGTTTTCGCGATGAGCCGCGCCATGTACGCACCCGTCCGGTCGACCTTGGATGGGTCCTTACCCGAGAACGCGCCACCGCCGTGCGGGCCGAGCCCACCGTAGGTGTCGACCATGAGCTTGCGTCCGGTCAGCCCGGTGTCAGCGGTAGGCCCACCGGTGACGAACCGTCCCGACGGGTTGACCAGCACGCGCTCGGCCGTGGCACCAGGCAGGTGAGCCTCGATCGCCGGGGCGATGACCAGCGTGCGCACCTCGCGTTCAAGCGCCTCGGGTTCTTTGTTCGCATCGTGTTGGATCGAGACGATCACGGTGTCGATGCCGACCGGTGTGCCCAGCTCGTCGTAGACCACACTGACTTGGGATTTGCCGTCGGGGCCGATCCCACGGATCGTGCCATGCGCGCGGGCGGCATCCAGGCGGAGGCAGATCTCGTGGGCGAGCACGAGCGGCAGCGGCAGGCGCTGGGGCGTCTCGTTCGTGGCGTACCCGTAGACGGTGCCCTGGTCGCCAGCCCCCAGGCTCGCATACGCCGACTCGTCACCCGCACGCGCCTCGATGGAGGTGGTGACGCCTGCGCCGATGTCGGCGGATTGGCGGCGCACCCACACGTAGATGAGGAACCGGTGCGGGTTGTACCCGGCCCGACGCAGTGCCTCCCGCGTGCAGGCGCGCAGCTGCGGCCGGATGGTGGTGGTGATCTCGCCGGTGACGATGATGCGCCTGCCGGTGGCCATGACCTCTACGGCCACGCGTGCCGTCGGGTCGAGGGTGAGGATGTCATCGAGGATGTGGTCTGCGATCAGATCGCACAGCTTGTCGGGGTGGCCGATACACACAGATTCAGCACTTCGCACTACGGACACGCGGAGGGCTCCTTTCACAAAAGCGAACAACAAGAAAGCCCGCCCGGGTGCCGGGCAGGCCAGAAACGAAAACAGGGGCCGCAGGGCGTTAGGAGGAGGCTTTGAGGAGCTGCTCCATAACCTCATCGCCTGGTGTGGTGCCGGAGTAGTCGGTGGTGCAGGTGGCGCGCACGATGTCGAAGATCTCGTACCAGTACACGTTGGCCTGCTTGCCGAACGACTGCGACATGGCCACGAACGGGCTGGCGATCGCAGCGCCCGTGGTGGGGTGTTTGCCGAGCAGACCGAACTTGCTGATCGCCTGCTCGCACTGGATGTAGCGGGCGAACGCCTGCGCGTACTGCTCAATCAAGCGTTTGGAGACGAACTCGGTACATCCCCGCTCATCCAGCCAGTTCCACGTCTCCCGGTAGACCAGGTCCGCGCCCAGCGGTTGGCCGTCGCGCTGCTCGGCGGAGAGGTACGCGTCGGGTTCTGGCATCGGCTCGCCTGCGAGCAGCGCACCATCGCCGATGTTGGTGCCGTCCAGGTCGAACACATCGAGCTCGGCCGGTGTGGTGAGCCGGGTAGCGGGGCGACCTGCGGCGAGCTTGTCGTTGAGCGCTTCGGGTTTCGCCCCGGCGCGGACCCTGCGTCCGCCCCTGTTGGTGCCGTCTTTGGCCATGGTTCTGCCTCCTTTCCGAGGGCGTCGTGCCCTGGTGTGGAGGGCGTGAAGGGGTCAATACCCCGTTTGATTCGGCGGTTTTGCGCACGGTTGGCCCCGCCCGCTGAGGAGCGCGCCAGCTGTAGAGATCCGCTCGCCCCCACCCCCTCGCCACACGCGCCACGTCGCCACGTGCCGGGCGAACGGCCCCGAGGTCGGCACAGGTGAGGGTCGGCAGGCAGGCCGCGACAGGCGGGCACACAGCGCCTTTTAGTAGCTGTAGACCCGAGGTGCTTGCCGCCACCTGTCGCCATCGAGCGCTGACTGGCGCGAGTGGCACGGCTTGCACAGCGAGCGAAGGTTCGACTCGTCGTGGGTGCCGCCGTGGTCGAGCGGGATCACGTGGTGGACCTCAGCCACGGGCGTGTACCGTCCACGGGCCAGGCAGTCCTCGCACAGCGGGTGGGCTTCGACGTAGGCCGCGCGGATCTTTCGCCACCTGTGGTCGTAGCGTCGGTTGATCTTCGGGTCGCGCTGGTACTTCCGGTAGCGGGTGTCCTCGGCGCGGGCGTGCTCAGGGCAGAACCTCTTCTCGGTCAGCTCGGGGCAGCCGGGGTGGGAGCACGGGCGCTTGGGTTTGAAAGGCATCCGTCTCACCACCCTTGTCGCTCATGGCAACGACCCCCAGACGAAGCGTGATGCGTCTGGGGGTCGGGACCTACTTTTCAACCACTTACAGCATGCGACAGGCACACCCTGAAAGTCATCCCCTCTTTGCGACACTCATGCGCGCCAATGCTTTAGTCTCTGCCGAACAAGAGACGCGCGAAGCGGGCCAGGGCGCGCTGCTTCTTGGCGAAGGCAGTCTTGCGTTCGACGTAGAAGTGCTCGGCAACTTTGACGGCGGCGTCCTCGGCGGAGAGGTCGTCGAGGAAGAAGACCTCGAGGACCAGCCGGTCATCGTCGCTGAGGCTTTCCCAGGCCGGGTTGAACCAATCCATGTAGGCCTGCGCCTTTTGGTTGCGGGCTTTGAGCGCGTCGAGGTTGTCGAGGATCGAGCAGACTCTTGCTTCACCGGCGTGCGGGTTGTTGCCCCGTGGCAGGCCGTCGAATCGGGGTGAGCCGATTGAGGTCAGTGAGGCTTTGAGCTCGTCGGCGTACCCGTCGCCTTGCTGGAGAATGACAGCTTGGGTTGCGTAGTCCTGGAGGACGCCGATGGCGGCTTTGCGGTAGTCGAAGTAGTCCCAGATGGGGTGGTCGTTCATGAGTGTGCCTGCTTTCCCAGAGTGTCGGCGACCGCATTGATCAACGCAGCCTGTGTCGTGTCTTTGTTGTCCAGCGCGGCCAGCACTGCCTCATCGAGAGTGTCCGCTGCGGCCAGGTGGGTGATCGTCACCGGCTGGTCTTGGCCCTGGCGGTAGAGCCTCGCGTTGGTCTGTTGGTAGAGCTCCAGGGACCAGGTCAGGGAGAACCAGATCAGGAGGTTGCCGCCTTGCTGAAGGTTGAGCCCGTGTCCGGCTGAGGCCGGGTGGATCAGCGCCAGCGGAATCTCGCGGGCATTCCACGCCTCGATGTCGGTACTGGTTTTCAGCTCGCGGGCCTGCGGGAAGCGTTCGGTGATGCGCTGAAGGTCGTGTTTGAACCAGTAGGCCACGAGCAGTGGCTGGCCGTTGGCCGTCTCCACGAGGTCTTCGAGCGCGTCGAGTTTGCGGTCATGCACCACCAGCGGCTGGCCGTCCTCGTCGTAGATCGCACCGGAGGCCAGCTGCAGGAGCTTGCCTGACAGGGCTGCGGCGTTCGCGGCGTCGATGACCTGCCCGTCGAGGTCGAGCACCATCTCATCTCGCAACCGCTCGTAGGCTTTACGCTCCTTGAGGTCGAGGTCGACGAGCTTGGTGGTGACCGTCAGCTCAGGCAGGCGCAGGTAGTCGGTGGTGCGCATCGACAAGGTGATGTCGCTGATCGCCTCGTAGATCTCGTCCTCAGCACCGGGTGCGGGCTTGTAGGTGAAGATCTGCTGGCCGTTTCGCCGATCGGGTATGAACCAGCGGTTGCGGTAGTGGGTGATGAACCGTCCGAGGCGCTGGCCTTCATCAAGGATCCGGAACTGTGCCCACAGGTCCATCAGCCCGTTGGCTGCTGGCGTGCCGGTCAGTCCCACGATCCGGGTGAGATGTGGCCGCACGGAGGCGAGTGCTTTGAACCGCTGCGCCCGGTGGTTCTTAAACGAGCTCAGCTCGTCGATGACGACCATGTCGAACGGCCACGTGTTGCCGAGGTGGCGCACCAGCCAGGGCACGTTCTCGCGGTTGATGACGGTCACCATCGCCTCAGCAGCGAGGGCATCCAGCCGCTGGGCTTTCGACCCGACGGCCACCGCGGTCGTGAGCCCTGCCAGGTGGTCCCACTTGGTGACCTCGGTGGGCCAGGTGTCGCGTGCGACCCGCAGGGGTGCGACGATGACGACTCGGCGAGCTTGGAAGGAGTCCAGTAGCAGATTCCAGATTGCCGTCAAGGTGATCACCGTCTTGCCCAGGCCCATGCCGAGCAGGATCGCGGCCTGCGGGTGGTCTTCAACGAAGGCGGTTGCTTGTCGTTGGTAGTCATGCGGCTCGTAGCGCATCAGCCACCTCCTGGACTGCGTCGAGGCTGTCAACGACGACCGCATCAACGCCGTGATCTTTGAGTTGCTGGATGCGGCGGCGTTGGATGGGGCGTGGGAGGCGTCCGGGGGCTTTGAGTTCGACGAAGATGACGCGTCCGCGATGGATGCAGATGCGGTCTGGAACCCCTGCGGTACCGGGGCTGGTGAATTTCCAGCACAGGCCACCGATCGCCTCAACGGCTTTTTTCAAGTGTTGTTCGATTGCTTGCTCGTTCATGGTTCATGTCCTCTCGTGTGAGAGGCCCATGACGACCTATGACGATGCGATATGGACTTTTCCTAAGGGCTATATTTTCTGCCCTATAGCAAACTCACATATGGGTCGTCATAGGTCGTCATAAGGCCCGTCTGGCTTAGTTGTCGAACTCGTTCTTCAAGGCCAAACCGTGGACGAACATGCCGTGCATCGTCCTTTTACGTGTGAAGCCGTGGTGTTCGACGGTGGCGTTGAAATCGACCATGGGACGCGCCCACCCGGAGGTCGACATCGCCCACGCCCGATAGGCCTGATACAAATCCCCGGCCCGTTCCGACAGCCCAGGGTCGAGGTCGCAGTTGGCGTCAAGGAACTGGGCGAACCAGTTGTTCTCGTCCCGATACGCCGCTGATGCCTCCACCACGCGGGCGGGAGCCTTGAGGTGGTAGTCCTCGGCGTGGATGAGGCGCGCGCCCTCCATAATCCAGCTGAGAATCGCCCCGCCTGCCTGCGTGTAGAGGTAGTCGGCATAGTTCTTGACGTCGGATGTGCCTTCGATCTTCGCCTCGAAGGGGATGACGATGAGCCTGCGCCAGATGCCCGCATCCATCGCACCCACCCTGGGCAGATGGTTCGTGTAGAGGATCAAGGTGTGCGATGGGGTGAAGGCAAACGGTGCCTTGTACTTCTTCTCCGCGTAGATTTGATCGGTGGAGGCCAGCTGCTTGACCACGGAGGTGGACATGCGCACGCCTTCTTCGGACTCGGCGGAGATGATGAGGCGTTTGCCTTTGGCCTCAGCCAGCTCCGGTTTGACGTTGCGCATCCCACCGATCGTGAGCACATCAGCGCTTATGTTGCCTGCGTAGGTTCCGAGCACGCTCGCGATCGTGTTCCAGAACGTCGATTTGCCGTTACGGCCATCCCCGTAAGCGATAACGAGAGCCTCGACGAAGACCTGCCCGATCGCAGCCAGGCCGACGATGCGTTGCACGTAGGCGATGAGCTCGGCATCGCCCTGGAAGAACACCTCGAGGGCTTCCTGCCACAGGTGCGCGCCGTCGCTGCCAGGGTCGAGGCTGGTCTGCTTGGTCACCAGATCCGCCGGGTCATGGTCGCGGCGCGATGCGGCTCCGTGGCGCAGATCGTAGGTGCCTTTTGGGGTGTTGAGCAGATACGGGTCTGCATCGAGCTGCTCAGGTGTGGTCAGCAGCATGGGGCGGGCTTCTTTCAGGCAGTTGGTGATCCCACGGGATTCGCGGCGTTTGAGCGCGTAGGCCGCATAGGTTTTCGCGTCCTCGAACGCGGCGAACGCCTCCTGTTGGGCGGCGTTGAACATGGCCTGGGCTTTCGCCTTCGACATCGACGCCAACAACATGGCAGCCCCTGTGGCGGCGAGCTGGTCTTTGGCGTCTTCGAGCAGCTCGTGGGCCTCGGCCAGTTGGCGTTCGGTGAGCTCCTGGGCGACGGCCTGGGCTGCGGGCGCGGATTCATACCAGACACCGTCGTAATAGACGAGCCAGTCGGTGGCCTCCGAGTAGCGCAGCGAGTCCGGGTACGCCTTGGTTAGGGCGTGGGCTTGGCCGACGTCGCTGTAATCGGCGGGTCGTACCGAATCCAGGCTCGCCTCAAAATCCGCTGGTGGCACATACCCGGGCTGGTTCCCGACCGTCTTGGCGAACCGGGTGGCCGACCGCCAGATCGACTCCACCTCCGCTTCGGGCAGCGGCGGGTTGCAGCGGGCTGCCTTACGGTCAAACAAGTCGCGCGCCTCATCAGTCGTACCGAGGCGAATGAGCAGCCTGCCAGCAAACCTCGACAAGGTCGCGTTCCGGGAGCCTTCTTCGATGGACTGTGTGGCGTCATCCCACTGGGCGAACACGTCCTCATCGACCGCGTCGGCAAGCCAGGTTTCGATGGTGCGTTCGCCCTCGACCACGGTGATACTCGGATCATTGTGGCCGTAGATGAAGCGTCCTGCGTCGATCGCGTTGGGATCGAAGAACTCAAACCTGGCGGCGAGCTGCTTTTTCAGCGCCGCGTAGGCCTCGGCATCAGTCACGGGGTTTATTGGGAAGTAGACGTGGAAGCGGGGTCTGGCGGACTGGGCACCTTTCGCCCGCTGGTGGTTGCGGGAGGTGGCGGTCATCAACGCCACGCCCGCCAGCCGCTCCGCTAGTGATGCTGGGGTGACCCATTCGGCCTGGTTCTCGGTGTGGGAGTTGTCGACGTCCATGACTAGGCAGTTCGAGGTCACGAAACTGCCAGCCGAGCGCCTGCCGCCCACGTACTCGGCAAGCACATGATCCAACCTGGCGACCGCCTCCAGGTCGGCTGCCGTGGTCACGGTGTGCGGGTTCGGGTAGTGGGTGTTGTTCTGCTGGCCTGCCACCTGCGCGGTGAACATCGTCATCGCCTTCATAGGGTGACCTCCTCAAAGTCGGCGTCGAAATAGGTGATCGGCAACTCGAGATGGTGAGCCCATTCGATCTCGGCGCGCATCCCTGCCGAGACACGGGCCGTGTAGACCCAGATCGCCTCACACTTGCTCAAAAGAATTCGGTTGAAAAACATCGCCAGCTCACGATCACTCGCGTCGGTGTCATCCATGAACTGCGGAAACAACAGGTGCGGTGCGAGCGGGATCTTGTGCCGTGACACCGCGTGAGCACACAAGGCGCGAGCCAGCTCCACGTTGTTCTCGACGTCACCGGAGTACGGGGAGCAGATGTAGACCAAGGGCCGGTAGCCGTACTCGGCGCACTGGAGATTCTTCAGCGCCTTGTACGCGGTGGGGTCCGGGTAGCCCTCCGCGTTGTGGGGCGAGAAACCCAGGTCGATGGTGAGAGCAGCCGTCGTCATGCCGCACCGCCGTCCTGCTCGATGGATGGCAGGATGCCCCGCTGGTTTTTCAGCTGCTCGTATATGAACAGGCGGCCTTTCTGGGTCCAGTAGGTGTGCAGCCGGGTGTGGCGTCCTTCTGCTACCAGATGGGTTTTCGTGTCCGTGTAGCCGTTACCGGCATGGGCTTGGTAGAGCACCCACACACCCGACTGTTTGAACTGAATCCCAAGTTCATGGAGCAGTTGATTCATCTTGCGGGCCGACAACCCGTAATCCTTAGCGATCAACGTGATCGGCACAGCGTCAGGCGACTGCAGCACGATGTCGTAATACGTGACCTTCGGAGTGGCCTCAAGCAGGGCTTGCTCGGCCGCCAGTCGCTTGGCCCGCTCAGAGCGCAGCTGGATGATCGCGTGCTCGAGGAACTCGTCATCGTCCAACAGCTCGTCGATGGCGTAGACGCCGTGGCGGCGGATGGTGGGGAGGACCTCGTCGACAACCCAGGCTTCGAAGTCCTGGGCTGCGGGGAGCTTGGAGGAGAAGATGAGCCGGTACAGGTCACCTTCGGTGATGAACCGGGTGTCCTGCACGCCACCAGCGGTTTCAAGGGGGTGGTGAATCGCCACCCCCTTGCAGTGCTGCTTAATCGCGTTGGTCGGATCCTTGTAGCCCAAGGCTGTAGCCACATCACGGCCACAGAAATACACCTTGTCCTCATGCTCGACAGTTCGGATCGTTCCAAAGGCATCATTGGTGAATACCTGAAGATCTCTCGTAGCCATGTCTGGCTCCTTCTAAGAGCCAGGATTGACGTGAATTCCAGCAAGCCACGGGTGCGGCCGCGTCGGGCTCTCACGCATACGCCCCTGAATCCACGCGAATCCGGACACCCCGACAGCAGCAGCTTTGTATCCGTTGGCAGAGGTGCTGTATAGTTGGCTGCAATAGATCCCCGGTCAGGCCTCTTCCCCGTGAGGGAATGCACAAATGACCGGGGCCTTTCATTTCTATGGAGACTTACCCGATGCCGAAGGATTGGTTGAGCTACGAGCAACAAGTAGAGCTACTCGGTCAGCGCGGCATGCGCATCGATGACGAGGCATCTGCAGCTGAATTTCTCGCTCGGGTCAACTACTACCGTTTCTCCGGATACTTCCGGCATTGGCAGCATGACCCAGCACGGGGCGACAACCAGTTCTTCAAAGGCGCCTCATTTGAGACGATTCGCGCTCTCTATGCCGCAGAGCAAGAGCTAGTTGCTGTCTGCGATGAGCTCCTGCACCCCCTTGAAGTTCTCTTACGCACCCGGTTCGCCTATGCCTATGGTCGCCACGTTGGGGTAACCGGGATGTTCGCACGCGGTGAAGGTTTTACTCAATCACCTCACCCTGATGCTGAACGCGTCGAAGAGCACGCCCTTTCCAACCTCGATCGCAGCAAAGAGGCTTTCGTCGCCCACTACCGCGATGAAATCAAACAAGGCCGCACCTACAAGCCTGAAGCCTATGACCGCATGCCGATCTGGGTCGCCGTGGAAGCCTTTTCTTTCGGTAGCCTGTCACGCCTCATCGAAGCGTCCGGCTCGTCTGGAGTGTTGGATGACATCGCAGTCTCGATGAATACCTCTCGCAGACTACTGCCTGGCCAAGTGAAGTCATTCGTGTACTTACGTAACCGGATAGCTCATTGCGCTCAACTATGGAACCACCGGGTGCTCGATGTTCCCGGCCTGCAGCCGAAGACCACGAGAAGCATCAAACAGAACTACCGAAAATTCTCGGACCATTCGATTTACAAAATCCTTGTCGCACTCGACGATGTAGCTACCCGTTCTGGGATTTCGACCGACTGGCTGTCAGAGACCATTGAGCCGATATTGGACAAGCATCAGTTGCTCGCGAAAGGAATCGCTGAACCGGCGCGATACGGAGAACTATCTCCCGATGCCCTTATCGACTAGTCCTTTTGGTAGAACTCGCACGAGTACCCGTCTGCCGCTAGCGGTAACCCCGCTGCCCAGTTGGGCGCGGTGGCCATTAGCTCGCAGATCTCGTCCACGGTGGCCGTGGCGGTCTCCACGACGATCTCGTCATGGACGTGCATGACGATCCTGTGCCCAGCGCGATCGACCTGGTGCATGCCGAAAGTGAGCAGGTCTCGGGCGACGGCTTGGACGATGTTCTCGGTGAGTTTCCCACCGTAGGTTTCCAACTGGCCCCACTTGCGGCCCGTCGTGATGCCCTCGTGGGTGATGGCAGTGCCACCGAACCTGTTCTCACCCAGCTTGGGTTTGACGTAGGCCAGGCGGCGTCCGGAGGGAAGGCGGATGAACATGATCCCGGACTCCACGGTGAAGGTCAGCGCACCAACACTGGTCGGCTGGCGGGTGCTGATCGTCTCGATGGCGGCGGCGTTGATGTCCGCCCACAACTGCACGACGTTCGGGTTAGCTGCCCGCCACGCATCGACCAGCGGCTGGAGCTCGGACTCGGCGAGCCCCATCCGCAGCGCCCCCATGGCTTTCAGGGCACCGACGCCGCCTTGATAGCCACAGGCGAGCACAGCGATCTTGCCCTTCTGACGCAGCTCACTGTTCACGCCGTGCTTGTCGACGGGGACACCGAACATGCGGCTCGCGGTCTCGCAGTACAAATCCTTCCCGTCACGGAAGGCCTCAAGCGTGGTGGCCTCGCCTGCAAGCCACGCGATGACCCGTGCCTCGATCGCGGAGAAATCGGCCACCACGAACCGGTGCCCGTCGGCGGGAATGAAAGCAGTGCGGATCAACTGCGAGAGGGTGTCGGGTACGGAGTCGTAGAGCAGCTCCACGGCTTCAAAATCTCCGGCCCGCACCAGGTTTCTGGCCTCACTGAGGTCTGGTAGGTAGTTGCGGGGCAGGTTTTGGACTTGGACGAGGCGGCCAGCGAAACGGCCCGTGCGCCCTGCCCCGTAGAACTGGAGGAAACCCCGTCCGCGCCCATCACGACCTGCCACGTGCTGCATCGCCTCGTACTTCTTCACCGACGACTTCGCGAGCTCACCGCGCAGCTGGAGGACCTCGCGCACCTCACCAGTGGCGGTGTCGAGCGCGGCGGAGACTTCGTCTTTCGCCAGTGACTGCAGGGGCGCGCCGTGAGCGGCGAGCCACTCTTTCAGCTGGATCGGCGAGTTCGGGTTCTCCAGCCCCGTGAGTTCTTGAGCCCGAGCCAGCGTGGTGGCGCGGTGCTGCCGGTCGCACGCCACCGCGTGATCCACGAGAACCCTGTCGAGCCGAATGCCGGTGTCGTTGACGTGCTGGTCTAGGGCGTAGGTGTCCCACTCGGACGCTGGGAGCGGGAAGTCGGCCAGCCTGTCATGGATCGCAAGCTCCACCTCGACGTCGCGGCGGTTGTAGGAGATGAACTGCTCCCACCCGTCCGGGTCGGACGCAGGCGGATTACGCATCCCGCCCCGGTTGAGCACGCTGGGTGTGGTCGGGGTACAGAACTGGCGGATGAGCTTCTTACCTACGCTGTCTTTTCGTACCGGCAGGTCAAGGACGGTGGCAACCTGCTCCAGACTCATCGGCAGACCGAGGTACGCACTCCAGACCATGGTGCAGCGCCACTGGGCAGGGTCCAGAAACCTGCGGCCCGCCATGAATTCTGGATGCTGTCTGGCCAGCCAGGCCGAGAGGCAGATGCGCTCGAATGCGGCGTTGAACGCCCACTTCACTACGTGCGGGTCGACCAGTGCGGCCAGCACCGTATCGGGGAGCTGGTGACCGTTGGCGAGATCGACGACCTCGACCGGGCCGCCGTCGATCGAATAGCCGAACAGGAGGAGCTCGAAGTCGTCATGCTCGGCGTAGGGGTACACACCGGATTTCGCCAGGTTCACCGGCGAATAGGTCTCGAGGTCAAAAAAGAATTCACGCATGCGCGACAGCTCCTAGAAAACAATGGGTGCTGGGAGGAACCACACCCCAGAAGTGGGCGCGGTTCCTCCCAGCACGGGTGAAGGGGTTAGCGGTCGTAGTCAGCGCGGTACTTCTCGAGCTCGACCTCGCTGTCAGCCATGAGCTTGTCGATGCGCTTGCGATCCCTACGGATCGCCCGCCGTTCGGCAATCACAGAGGCGACCTTCATGACGATGAGACCGAGGACAGCGCCCACAAGCAGTGCCACGACAGTGGTGGTGTTTGCCGACAGCGCAGCTGAATAGCACTCGTTCATGATGCTTCTCCGCTCTTCTAGTTGAGGAAGTCGTCCGAGGCGGTAGTGAAGCCTCCGAAGTCGGCCTCGGCACTGATCCGGTTGCCTCCGAGCGGTTCGCCATCACGCAGCTTCTGGATGTTGCCCAGCCCGCAGGCGATACCCCTGTTGCCGTTCGTGTTGAACGCGTAGAAGCTGATGCTCACGCGTGCGTAGCAGCCCGAGTAGACCTCACTGGCGCCCAGGATCGGCTGCAGGTCCGTACCCACGACCTGCGGCGGGGTGGTCGAGTTGGCGTTGACAAACATCGCGTTCGCATAGGCTTCGTCGTCGCGCTCGATGTCACCGTCACGCAGCGGGAGCTTAAGCGCGGCCTTGTTCGGTCGCTTGCCACCAAACTTGCCAATCCCTGCATCGATCGCCGCGTCGATGGCGCGTTCGATCTTGGCCAGGGTCTCGGTGTCGGACTTCGGGATGATCAGCGACACGGAGTACTTGGGCTTGCCGCCCTGGATGGACTTCGCCTCGAAAATGTTGGCGTAGGACAGGCGGACCTCATTGGTGACCACACGGGTCGGATTCGTTGCAGACATCTTGTCTTACCTTCTTTCTTGTTCGTTACTTGATGGCAGTGAATTCGTTGGCCGCTGACTGGATCTCCAGTGCGGGCCTCTTGTCGGATTCGGGCACGAGCGTGGGCTTACCGGCGGGTTTGACCACGAGGTCCCCGAAGACAGTGGTGAAGCGCTTCTTGCCCAGCTGCTTCTCCAGCGCGGTGATGGTCTTGAGCTTGCGATCCCACACGTCGACCCCGGCTGCCTCAGCCGCCTGGGCGACTGCGGACTCGTCGGAGTATTTGCGGATCGAGCGGCCTTCGATGAGCTTGAACCCGGGCCAGGTCTTGCCCTGGTTTACCGCCAGCGATAGCGCGTGCGCTTCCACATCGGCAGCCCAGGCCTTCATGTCCGGCAGCTGGGCCAGCACCTGTGCGATCTCGACGTCGGTGAGCTCGGCAGGTGGTGCGAACTCATGCTGGGCAAGCGCAAGGTTCGCCTCAGCGCGAGTGCGGCAAGTCGGTGCGAGCTTGCAGAACCGGCACCACTCACCAGGCGCGAACTCGCCATCCCCACTTGCTGCCAGCGCCGCGCGGGGTTTCACAACCTGTTCTGCCCACGCCTCCAGCTCGGCCACCGGGATCGTCCAGGTAGAGACGTTCGAGCGCCTGGGCTGGAAGATCGTCACCGCCACTTCGCTGATGTCGTACAGCGACCCGAACGCCTCGAGCGCGCCGAGCGCATACAACATGAGCTGCGGGTTGTGCTCGGCCTCGACCATGACCCCCTGGCCGTACTTCAAATCAATGATGTGCAGGACCGGCTCGGCGATGATGACGCAGTCTCCGGTGCCGAACCCACCCGGCACGACGTGGGAGAAGTCCAGGCGCTGCTCGATGAGCACCTGCGGATCAGCACACGCCTGGCGCACATCGCGCAGCCGCTCCTGGACGAAGGCCACGTAGTCATCGGTCAGGGCATCCATCTGCTCGTCATGCCAGCTCGAGACCGGCTTCGCAGTCGGCGCATCATGCAGAACTCGGCGCAGCTTCCACTCCGCAAGCGCATGAGCAGCGGTTCCCTGCTCGGCAGCCTGTGAAGAGGACTCCGGCAGCCCGGCCTCCAGCGTCGCCGACGGCGGACAGGCCAACCATCGGTGCGCTCCCGAGGCACTCAAGAGTGCGTGCTGGTCAGGCATCAGCAATCGCCTCCGCCTGCTCCAGCAACTGCCCGTACTTGGCCGGGTCAACCTCGGACAGCTTGCTCGCGCCAGCCGCCTGGATCAGCTCACGCACCTGCGCGGTATGACCTGCCTGTGACAGGCGCGCCAACACAGTGCGGACCTGCTCCAACGACACCCGCACAACCTCCGGAGCCGGGGCCGGGGCTGGCGGCTGGTGGCCCGCGTCGTACTCTTCGGCTGCAGCTTCCAGTGCAGGCTGGGCGAGCTGGGCTGCGGCGATCGGGCGAGCCCCCGACATACCAGCGTGATCCTCGAACGATTCCCACGCGGCCTCTTCGATCGCAGAGGCCAGCATCGTGACCCCCTCCGCGATCCGATTCAGCGCCGGGACGTAGCGGTTCGCTTCGGTGACGTTCACGCGGCATCACCACCACTCCGGGTAACCCCGACGGCGCGAGCCAGCGCCATGAGGTCGTCGTCTGGGCGGATGATTTCTACTGAGCGGACCTGGTTGCCCGGCACGAGAACGGTGAGCTGCTGGGGGTTGCCAAACAGCTTGCGGGCGATCCTGCTTCGGATACTGACCTTGCGGGTAGAGACCGCAGCGTCAGGTTCGGGCTGGTCAGTCAACGTGACCTTGAGACGATGCTTCGACATCGTTTCCTCCTTGTGAATCAGAGTGAGCGTCGGTTTGTGCTGGCCTTCATGTGGGCCGGGCACTCATACGCCCCCGACGGGAGCCAGATCCGGACACTCCTGCTCGATGAATTCGCGAAGCTTCTTCAGTGCTCTCTTAACCGAGCGCCCAATGCTGTTCGCTCGCTTGGCCAAATCGGCTTCGCCTGCACCGAGCAACTCCCCATGCGCGATCTCGACGAAGGAGAACCCCTCAAACACGTGCAGTCGGATCTGTTCGGCTTGCCTGGCACTCACCTGAGACAGCAGCCAATCGACAACCAGCTCACTGTCGACCTGGTCTTCGTGAACCGAGACGTTCAGATACTGGGATCCGTCATGGACCTCGACTTCCCAGTCGCTATAGGAGAGGTCGCCACGATTTCGAGCGTTCTCAGCGGCACGAAAACTGCGGTAGGCAGTGCGCAGATATGCGACTTTCCACTCCGGCACGTACGTCGGGTCGTAGAGCAAGGCGAGCACCTCACCAGCGCTCAACCCGAGCGATTCGTCTCCAACGGGTGGGTCGACGAGCTCGATCCACGCATAGTTCTGGATGCCGTCCTTCGAGATGGTCGAAGGCACGTAGATCTGGGTGTAGACCTTGCCGCTGACCTTCTTGGTCCGGACGGAGTAAGGGGCATGGTGTGGTTTGTGAGCGCGGTGGGACACCGTGGTCTCCGTTTCTCCACCAACTGGGTGGATTGCGGAGACAGAGCTGCGTCGGCTTGTAGTTTCAGGAGTTCATCGGGCACAAAGAAGGCGGGCACCTACCTGACGGCCAGCAGGTAGCTGACAGTCCAGGTAGGTACCCGCCGGGCCCGACGAGTTGTCTCCTGAAATGAATGGTTGAAAAGTGAGGTCCTCAGTTAGCTACGCTGCGGACCAGATGCGACTACTTCCGCCGTTTCGGGCGCGCCTGCGCAAGCGCAGATGCTGCGACCGACTTGCTCCGAGCGCTGCTGCGCCCGTCGCGAAGTACGGCTGACGCCTGCTTGGCGACGGCTCGCGACGTCTGCTTGGTGTTGCGTGCCTTACTCATCGCTGTCCTCCTTCCTCTGGTCCGTAGTAACTTCACGTTTGCGAAGCTGAGCATGCCCAGAGCGAAGCTGATGCGTAGACTTACTAGAGAAGTTCTTCGCCCTTGCTTTGCCCGGTGCAGTTCTAGATTCGCCTACAGGGCTTGCAGGAGCGGCGTGGAAGCGACGAACAGCGACGAACAGCGACGGAGAGGAGGTGCGATGGCACAAGAGACGCGATTTAGCCGGGTGATATCGGCCCTTCATCCGCTGTTGAAGGGCGTCCGGCGACGCGGTGAGTTTACGGCGGGGATTGTGGACATGGGCCTTATTCCTGCGCGGGATGGCGCAGACGAGAGAACAGCATTTGAGCTACGTGCCGAATCCACTTGGAAGGAATATGCCAATGGCCGAACCCATCTATCTGCAGATCTTGCAAGCGAGATAGTGGGACGGTGGGAACCTACGACGTTCGCCGCTAATCTCACTGATCGCTACGAAGAACCCGCGCTCATTGCGCTAGCCAAATCCCTCCACGCCATCGACCCGTCGATCAACAAAGGCAACGTTGCTGAAGGGTTAGGGAACCTGCTTCTTCGGGTATTTCAAGAAGCCTCCGGTCAAATCCCCGTTGCCACATCGCCCGAGCTGGAAGCAGTCGAGAAGGCTGACCGCGATGGACACGCCTACTACGACGAGAAGACCGGCCGCATTTGGCTTGGAGATAGATGGACCAAAACTCCTGACAAAGAGCCGGTACCGGACGATGTTCACCCCGATGAGCTTGGATACGTCACTCCACTTCTAGGGGCCTACTGCGAAGATCTCCGCCGACAAGGGTCCGAGGTCACCGTTGAAGACATTCCCAAGCGCTTCAGCAATCACTTTCAAGAACAACGCAAAGCGTTCTACAGCAATGAATGGCTTCGAGAAACATCCTGGAACTGCATCGGCGACGGGAAGACTGTCTTCGAGGACTACCTAGAGACGATGTACGCCGGAGTTACCGATACCAACTTGCGCAGCTACCCCAATGGTGTAGAACGTCTCCTCGCCACACTGGAACAAGCCGCAAGGGTCCAGTTAGATCACATGAGACTTGCCCAGATCCACGACCTCATTGACCAGTGGTCTCGGAAAGGCTCATGCCATAGCTTGGCAGCACAAAAACGCCTGTGGTGGGCCGATTGATGAAACACTCTTCGTTAGATTCAGTCCTTGAGGCTCAGCTTCGTGCGGTGGTCTATCTCTTCCTGCTCGACAGCCCTGTCGACGCGGACTACTTGGGTGCGCTCGACACGTTGACGATCAACGCTGGTAGTTTTCGTATCGGTCCAGACAATCTCAACGGGCCTCACCGTCTGGCTCCCGCAGAACTGCAAACAAGAACGGGGCAGATGAGCCAAGCCCTAAAACAGCTTGCCCTTCGCGGACTTGTTGCCTACGTTGCGAAACCCGACGTAGGTTTTCGACTTACCTCCGATGGCGAAACGGTGGCAAACGAAATGCGGACTGGCTACGCCAACCAACTATTTGCATCCGCCCTTGACGTACTTGAGCACATCGGTGACGCCAGCACCACGGAACTGACCTCTCTAATCATCTCTATCGACCGACCCGAAGGAGTAGCATGACCGACTTGACTCCGGGGTTCTGGATCACCAGCATCACCGTTGCAGGACACCCAAGAAAGTCCGACTCCACAGTGAGATTCCAACCCGGGCTCAATGTGATATGCGGGCCGTCCAACACTGGCAAATCATGGGTGCTTCAAGCAATCGATTACCTTTTCGGCAAGGACGCCGGAGACTTTGTGATCGACGAGAACACGCAGTACACAGAGGTCCGTATGAGCGTGAAGACGCATCACGGATCACTGACGCTGTCCCGTCCCATCGGCAAGGGACAAAATACGATCGCAGTCAGCAGCACTGACCCACGAGTTGAGACAGGTGATTACAAGCGCCAAAGCAGCTCATCTAAAGCGCTGCTTCTTAGCTCGGTGTGGTTGTCTCTGATCGGGTACGACAATCCCGCCGACGTAAAGGTCATCTCCAGCAAGGACTACGATGTCAGATCATTCACGTGGCGCACCTTCTGGCATGCCCTATACGCCGATGAAGACCGCATCAGCACAAAAAAACCAATTCTCCTGCCTGAGCAAAACACCGCAAAAACAGCGTTTCAATGCGCCCTTGCCTCGTTGCTGACGGGACGTGACTACGCTGCATACGCACGTGATGAGTCCACCGAGACCAAAAGCTTAAAGAACAACGCCGTCATCGAGTACCTCAGCTCGTTACCGAAGCTCATCCAGTCCAGAATCGACAACATCAACAAAGCCATCGGTGCATCCTCCGAAGAGGCTCTACAAAGCCGCATCAAGGAGCTGAACGAAGAAGTAGATCAGATCCGACACCGAATTGAGACCGCAACACTCCAAGGCCAGCGGATAGTCGAGCGATTGCACGCAGTTCGAGAGACTATTGCTGAGTCAAACTCCCTACGAAGCCGATATCAGGAACTTGCAGCCTCCTACCAAGCCCGCATTGACCGCTTTGGTTTCGTTGAACAAGGCCATGACCTAATCAGCGAACACCCAGCTCTCATGGCATGCCCTGTATGCGATCATCTCGTCGATGTTGACGATGGCTCCAGCTTGCCAGCCCCCGATCTGCAGGAAAGAGAAACTCTGTACGCCCGGTTGGTTGATCTCAACCACACGCTCCAGCGGATGCACGAGGAACAGGCCCCTCTCACAGAAGAACAGCGCGACCTTGAAACAAAAGCGACAGAGATTGAGCGTCTAATTCGCGTCCAGCTGCAACCCGAATTACGTTCACTGACCTCCCTTATTGACAGCCACAACGCTGTGATCGCGATGCGCGCTGAACGGGAAACGCTCCAAGCCCGTCTTACAGAGATTCAAGAAGAACTCAACGACAGACGCAATCGCACATTTACCAAAGGCAACTTCAACCCACTCGGCGAGTATCCAGCTGGTTTCTGGGAAGACATGAGCACCCGCTTGCTCGACACCTTGGGAGCATGCGCTTTCCCGAATCTTGAGGAAGCGACGTTCTCCCAGAACCTCTTTGACGCAGTCGTCAACAAGAAGATTAAGGCTAAGCAAGGGCAGGGTTACCGGTCATTTGTTAATTCCGCAGTCATGCTGGCACTGCGTTCATATCTCGCCTCGGGTAGAGCTAAACACGCACCAGGAATCATGGTGATTGACACACCTTTACTCGGACTTGATGACCCACAGATGGACCCAGAGTTCGACCAGGCACGCGAGACGATTCCACTCGCGCTCTACGACTACCTCACCACAATCCAAGAGGACGGTCAGATCATCATCGCTGACAACACAAAGTTCATGCCCGATATCGACGGGATTTCCGATCGCTGTAACCTAATTGAGTTCACCAAGCGTGAAGGCGAGGGCCGGTATGGGTTCCTGCTTGAGACAAAGGACGGCGACCTAACCGAGCCGGAGGACTCTGATGAAAACTAACCTCGTGTTCAGCTACAAACCTCTTTGGAAACTCCTTATCGACCGTGATCTGAACAAGACACAGCTCCAGGAACTATCCGGCATCAGTGCTGCCACCATGGCAAAACTTGGAAAAGGAGGAAATGTAACAACTGAGGTACTCGCCCGGATCTGCGAAACGCTCGAATGCGACATTGCCGATATCTGCGAGCTCGTTCGAGCTTCGGAGCCAGAAGCGTGATGGTGATTCCGCAAAAGACCTCTCGGTCAGTTCGGCCTTGGTAGCTACCGGTGCTGTCGAGGTCAACGGAACTGTACTATGCAGCCTCGCTCAAATTGATATTGAGTCAACTATCAGCCAACATGCTCACGACAGGAAGGATCTGAATGAATCACGAATGGCATCTTTCTAACGCCGATGCATTGGAAGTGTATCGAGACTGGCCTAGACCAAACACAATCATAAGTGACGGAGCCTATGGCGTTGGAGGATTCCCTGGCGACCCAAGAACCCCTGCTGGGCTTGCAGAGTGGTACAAGCCACACATTGAAGAGTGGTCGCGTCGCGCGAAGCTGAATACGACTCTGTGGTTCTGGAACACTGAAGTAGGCTGGGCTAATGTTCACCCTCTTCTGGAACAAAGTGGATGGACTTACGAGTTTACTAACATCTGGAATAAAGGCATTGGTCAAGTTGCAGGAAATGTCAATTCAAAAACAATTAGACGATTCCCTGTCGTAACTGAGGTTTGCGTCTTTTATACCAGAACTCCTCTCATCTCTTCCGCTACTGCAGGTGGAGCAACGGTCCACATGAAGGAATGGATACTTTCCGAATGGAAGAGGACAGGGTTGCCCAGAAGGTTGGCAAACGAAGCGTGCGGGGTAAAAGACGCTGCCACTCGTAAGTATTTTGACCAGGGGTGGCTTTGGTACTTCCCACCGACAGAGCAGATGATGAAGATTGTCGCCTATGCAAATGAACATGGCGATCCCAACGGGCGTCCATACTATTCGCTCAACGGATCTGACCCTGTTAGCGATCAGGAGTGGTCCGAGATGAGATCCCCTTGGCATCATGAGCATGGTGTAACAAACGTTTGGGACAGACCCAGCCTGAGGGGTAAGGAAAGATATAGAGGAAGCATGCAGCGATCGGCTCCAAGAACTTATAAGCCGACAGCAATGAGCGCGAGCCACCTTAATCAGAAGCCTCTTGACCTTATGCGACGGATAGTTAGCGCCAGCACCAATCCTGGCGACACCGTTTGGGAGCCGTTCGGAGGTCTCTGCTCCGGAAGCGTTGCAGCCTGCGAACTGGGCCGAATTCCATGGGCCGCAGAGATTGACCCAGGGTTCTACGAAATTGCTAGTGAGCGCCTTCAGTCTCTCGACTTCCGGTTGCTTTAGGTTCTTCTGTAGCCATAAGACCATAGAGCCTTTCTATGGTCTTTTCAGCGTTAGCACGTTTCCCGTCATTCTTGCTTGATAGGTCTGCGAATACTGTCTTCCACTTACGAAACGTTCGCCCAAGATACTCCTGATCTAGGATTTCGGTTTTAAAATCCTCAACATCTTGGTTTTCAACTCGGTCGATTTTTGCAAAGTTTGTGTCGAGCCGGTACCCAAGCTCCGCCATCAGCTGTTGAGCCTCCTCCTGTTTTTCTGGAGTATGGGGATCAGCTGCGATGTAGCTGCGTTCGCGAGCTCTCTTGACCGAGATTGGATCTGATCGATCCTCCTGCAGCCGGTACCCATTAACGTTGGACTGCTGTAGGTTTGCTGTTCGAGCAGTCGTGTCGTTGGGTTCGATTGTCAAATAATACGGTGGATTGTGGTAGTGAGAGTCGCGACTTTGTGCCAATTCTTCTCCAGAGACGACGAGTGTCCCCAGGACTTTCGGCTGCCCAAAGACCATATTACTTAAGCACCACGCCACGATTACGACGTTTACATTTTTTCCTCGCAGGAGATTTAGTGATTCACGAAAGCGGCCTGTAATCTCGGTGCTGAGAACAAACCAAGCTTTTATTTCGTAACCTGCCACTGCTTCTACAGTTTGCTCATCGATCAAAACGGCGTCTGGAAATCCTGGGTCTTGACGCTTCCAGCTAAATCCTTCGCTGGATCCTTGGTTCAGGATGGAGGCGATCCTTTGCTCCATGAGGTTGCCAACCATCGGGCTCAGTTTGCTGACGATTTTCGCCAAGAACGGGGCTTCCTCGCGTTCGACGCTCTTAATGTCTATGGCGTCGACGTCTGCGCCAGCTAGGTCTTCTAGGACCTTCGCGGCGATATCAAGTTCTCTAGCTATTATGCCCTGTTCTGTCATGAACTAAGTCTAGGCTACAGCTGTGGTTGGAGCTGTCAGCGGGCAGCGTGTCACAGCTCAGTCGGGCGTCAGAGCATGGGGTGGCCCACGCCCATTGTTGCGCGCGAAATCTTGACTGGTTCACTCGGGTTCAGAGGCGAACCTGACCCTTGCGAGGTAGCCCTCTCGCTAGCATGGCAACCCTGTTCTCGATCTGCTTATCCGGCGCAAGATTGCTGGTCATAGCCGGTATCGGCGCTATCCGATAGCACCACTCCGCACTGGGGTCTTGTATCCATCGTCACCGGGTGTGCGATCCTGCTTGTGGCAGTGGAAATTTCCTGACAGAGACGTACATTTGGCTCCGCCGCTTGGAGAACAAGGTTCTCGCGGAGTTGGCTCATCAGCAGACTTCGCTGGTATTCGAGGAGATCGGCACGCCGTTGAAGGTGAGCTTGGACCAGTTCTATGGGATCGAGATCAATGATTTTGCGGTGAATGTGGCGATGACGGCCCTGTGGATCGCGGAGCTTCAGGCCAACGCCGAAGCGCAAACAATCGTGACCCAGCAGATCGAGGATCTCCCTCTTGCCGACAAGGCTCATATTGTTTCCGGTAACGCTCTTCAGATCGAGTGGGAGAGTGTATTCCCGCCCAGCAAAGCGAGCTACATTATCGGCAACCCGCCGTTCATCGGTTATTCGCGTCTTGACGCTGATCAGAAAGCGGATCGTCTGGCGATTTTCGGTAAGAGCGGCGGCGTATTGGACTACGTGGCGTGCTGGTATCGCAAGGCGGCGGACTACATGCGCGCCAACCAGGCGATCGAGGCTGCTTTCGTTTCCACGAATTCGATCTGCCAAGGGCAACAAGTTGCGCCGTTGTGGAAGCCGATTTTCGACGCCGGTGTGGTGATTAACTTTGCCCACCGGACTTTTGTGTGGGCGAACGAAGCTGAACACCAGGCGCACGTGTTCTGTGTGATCGTGAGCTTCTCGTACACTGAGCGTGATGAGAAATGGGTGTGGACCTACCGCAGGCCAACCGCTGATGAGCGTGAGGAATACGGCCTAGCAGGGCGTGCGCAGATTGCGGATCGCTCTCGTGTTCGCCATCTCAACGGCTACCTTGCGGATGCACCGGACGTCTTCCTCGATCGCCGGAGCAAGCCAATCAGTGATGTGCCGGAGATGAGTGCGGGTGGTAAACCGACAGAAGGTGGGCACCTCCTGCTCTCTCCCGAGGAGCGAACGGATTTAATTCGCCGCGAGCCACAAGCTGAAAAGTGGATTCGCAAGTTCTCAATGGGCGCAGAGTTTATCAAGGGGTTGGATCGCTACTGCCTCTGGCTCGTTGACGCTACGCCAGCGGATCTGCGCTCTATGCCGCTCGTTCTTGAGCGTGTGAAGGCGGTACGCGAAACGAGGCGGAAGTCGACGAAGAAGGCCACGCAGGCGAAGGCAGAAACGCCGTGGCGATTCGACGAGATTCGATATGGGGGTGAGGGTGCTTATATTGGAGTTCCGAAGGTTTCCTCAGAGCGTCGCAAGTATATTCCGATGGGATTTGTGACTGACGGAATGATCCCTGGCGATAAGCTGTACTTCATTCCATCAGATTCTCTGTATGTTTTTGGTGTCCTGATGTCACGAGTCCATAATGCGTGGATGCGTGTTGTCGGCGGGCGTCTCAAGAGCGACTATAGTTACGGCAACACCACTATCTACAACAATCTCGTCTGGCCAACGCCGTCGTCGGGCCAAAAAACCGAAATCGAAGCGGCAGCGCAAGCCGTGCTTGATGCACGCGCCGCCTACCCAGGTTCGAGCCTGGCGGATCTCTACGATCCAGACAACGATTTCCTCTACCCACAACTCGTCGCGGCTCACCGCCGTCTCGACGTTGCCGTGGAAGCCGCCTACGGATTCGAGCCGGGGGTGAGCGAGGAGCAGATCGTCGCCCACCTATTCGAGCTCTACAACCACGCCGTCAACCGCTAAGCCGTGCGGTAGCTACTTTTCGTAGCGATTCTATTTTTACCGCCATGTGGCGGTAAAAATGTGGCGGTAATCGATTCGATAAATTCCACCGGTTAAAAAGCTGGACTACCGACGTCCGAGTAGCACAAGCTGAACGCCGCTGGGGTGGTTTTATGCTACGAGCCCTTACCTGCGCCATATGCACCGTACGTTGCGACGCGGGGCGTTGTTGGTTCTTCGGCGTTGTCAGTGTGCAAGCGGTTCGATATTGTTGCCGTATAGGCGATGGATTTGTAACTTCTCAGACTCGGGCGTTACGCGCGAGTCTCGAGTCGCGCTCAGATGAGATTCGCATGCTTCTTGAGAAATACCATGCGACTAACCCTCGCTTGTTTGGCTCCGTGGCACGGGGGCCGGCCGGGCCTGAAAGCGATACTGACATTTTGGTTGATATGGATCCCGCAGATGGAAATGTTGTGATGCGAGCTTCAGGCCTTCGGAATCTCGTCGCTGATGGTCACCGATCCGACAACGGGACGGCAATCGCCGATCGCCTAAGCGACGGCGGAGAGGAACGAGCAGTGAGCATATTCGGCCATGGGAGTTCTACCCTGCTCTAG